ATGATTTCGGTTTCGTTCTTCGTCAGCGGAGTGCCGAAGATCTGAGCGATCGCGTCAGCCGCGTCCGGCCACTGCTGATGCATCACCAGGCGGAAAAGGAAACCGGCGTCGACATTCAGCGCCTTGGCAAGCGCCGGCACCTTGTCCAGAGGCACCTTCATGGTGCCCTTGGACATCATGTTGACCGGGTTCGGTTTGTCGTAGCCGATGGCCAACGCAATGTCGCGCTGGGTCTTTCCCATCGACTTTGCAATGTCGAGCTGGGCCGCGAGAAAGTCGTGGATTTTGATCCCCGACGCCGTCTTAGGACTTTTGGACACTCTCGCGCCCTCCATTGTAGACAACATAAAATTTCTTCTCCTCGATGGCGGTTGCCGCGCCGCAATGGTTGCTCTCTAGTTGTCGCCCCGGCTTCTTGTTTGCATTTGCGCAAATAATCTGAGCGACAATGACGATATAGCAGAGCGATGACGGCTTTCTTGTCGGAGCAAGTTGGGAGTTGCAACTTCCATCTAGTCAATGCTGACTTCGCGAAAACTGTTCCAGTTCGCGCCACAAGTCAATAGCTGGCATGTGTAAAACTTAAAATGCCTATATGTTTCAATGGCTTACGGCGAAAATATTCCATAACGGATGTTATGCGAAGTTCAGTTCTGTAATAGTGGTGTAATGAAACGCCAACCCTAGCTTGATGTCGGCACTTATACAACCGGCCTGATTCGGACCTCCTGCACACAGGAACAGGTTCTGGCAAGGCCTTGGTAATAGTCCCGAATCATGACAATCCTCGTAACGTAACGAGAGGAATGCCATGGCGGACTTTGGTGGACCCCAGCGTGTGAAGAAGCTGCGCGAGCGGCGCGCGGCCGAGGGCTACGTCGAGACCAACATCTCGATCCCAAAGGAAGTCCGCGAGGTCATCGACAGTAAGGTTGCGTCAGGTGCGTATGAGAGCCGGCGATGGGCAATCATCGACGCGCTACAGAAGGTTTTTCTGCAACAGGAACAGCAATCTAGGTAAGCAAAAGGCCCCTGAAGCTGGACACTTCAGAGGCCTTGGTAGCATTAGCCCAGTTGGCACTGGGAGCGCAAACAGCACACGCCCTCCTTATGCCAACTCTTTGATTCGGTGTCAAGAACACCCCGATTCGGGGAACGCTACCGGCTTGCCCAAATCTGGGGAAAGTCATGCGATCGTCATCATCAGGGTGGCGGCGGACGTCCGCCGCTGCTCTGCAAGGGGTCAAGGCCGTCGAGCCGGAAAGGACCGTCACCAGGCGCGAGCTCTCCATGGTGGCGCGGAACGCAATGAAGGGGCTGCGGCTCCCCTCCTCGCTCCGGAACCTGCTGGGCGAGCTCGTGGGTGTCTACGGCGAGACGATGGTGAAGGGGAAGATCCTGATCTACCCCTCGAACGACTACCTGGTCACCCGCACTGGTCTATCCGAGCGGGCCGTGCGCTATGGGATCCGCCGTCTGGTGGATCTGTGCCTGGTCGGCGTCAAGGACTCGGCCAACGGCAAGCGCTTCGCCATCAAGAACAAGGCCGGCGACATCCAGGACGCCTACGGCTTCGACCTGACCAAGCTTTACGATCGGCGTGCGGAGTTTGTGGAGCTAATCTACGAACAAGATGCGGAGATTGAGCGGCGCGCGCGGATGTTTGACGAGATCACCATCTGTCGGCGGGCCTCACAGGAGACGATCACGGCGCTGTCCGAAGAAGGTGGTCGTTTTTCGGACAGGCTCGAGCGCCTGATCGGCCGCACGCCGCGGAGGTCCCGCACGCTGGCTGTCGAGCTGATCGAGCCGGTGCTGGTCGAGTGGCGCGCTCTACGCTGCGAGCTTGAGGAAACCTTCTATATAGCCGCCTCTGGCGGCAAGAACCGCCGTCTCATTGAATCAAGACCACCCAATCTTGAATCCCATATGATGGAACAAGAGGCTCTGCGAGGAGCTGAGGCTGGGGAAGATCTTTCTACGCCAATCGGCACCCTCCCCGTGGCGCTGGTCGTCGAAGCATGTCCTTCTCTTTTGGAGTATGTCGAGCTTCCCCGAAGCGAGGTCGATCTGGTCGCGGCCGGCCGCTTCCTGCGCTCTACGCTGGGCGCTCATGCGACCGTTTGGAAAGAAGCGTCAGATGCGCTGGGGCCGGTCGCGGCCGCTGCAGCGGTCTGCCTGGTGCTCCAGCTGTATGAGAACGACGCCAAGCGCGGCCAGGCGCAGCGCATCCGCAACCCGGGCGGCTATTTGAGGTCCGTGGTCCGGATGATAAAGGACGGCCGGATGAACCTGCGCGCCGAACTGCTGGCTCTAATTCGAAAACAAAATGGCCCGACTGAAATCCCCTGACGCCCGCCGGCGAGAGAGCACTGGCCGAATTCGCGGTATCGAGACGATTAAGCGGCACGCCGCTCAACGCAATGTGCTGCGGGACGAGACTTTCGACCAGGCGATCGCGCCGGCCGTCATCCAGGCCTTCAACGAGGGGGTTCGATTCTTTTGGCAACTGGCGGATTGGCTGAATGAGCGGCGCCTGCTCACCTGGCGCGGCGAGTCCTGGACGCGACAGCGCGTCGACAGCGCCTTTAGGCGCGAGCATCGGCGGATATTGAACGAGGTCGGGATCAAAAACGGGCCGAGACCGTGTCCTATATGCTTCATGACGACCCGCACCGACTGCCCTATTCCGGGCTCCTGGTGTCACGGGCGATCGAGGGTCGGCAGACGGTGCAATTCGAAGCAGATGCCGAAGGCGCAAAGACAAAAACTGCTCGCGGCCCCGCGGCAAGTCTTGATCGCTATGAGCGAGGAGTGGCGACGTGATCCTAAATACGCCGTTGAGGTTTCGAACCGCGGCCGGGTTCGCAAGCGAGAGCTGCTGGAAGCAAAACTGTCGCCCCACGGTGATCTCTGCGTCGATATTGGCGGGGTAAGCCTGCCTGTCGCATATCTCGTGGCGACAAATTTCCACGGCACCCCGCAAGCGAGGAACGAGACCATCCGTTTTCTGGATGGCGATCGACGAAACGTCGATGCTGCAAATCTGGGCTGGTCTATTCGCCGGTGAAACTGGCTCGAGAGGCAGGATTCGAACCTGCGACCACCCGATTAACAGTCGGGGGCTCTACCGCTGAGCTACTCTCGAACATGGATGGAGCAGCGAGACGGGTTCGAACCGCCTACTTGGCGAACGGAACAGAAGGGCGATCAACCCCAACCGCGCCGCCGTTGGTGCTTTCAGCGCGCTGCGTAGAGATCAGCCGACCGTGAAACGGACGACGTGTGAAGCCTCGTCGACCCAGACGTTGAGTCGGTTCGGGTTGACGTCGATATTGCCGGAGATGCCGTTGGCGGGATCGAGCACGTTGACCGAGAGGTGGTGCGCGTGAGCAACGACCGCGATCGTGTCGGCGCAATCGATGAGTTGCTTGCCGACGAACGGTTTGTAGAGGCGGAGATCCTGGGCCATAGCTTCCTCTTCTGAATTGGATAAACGAGGCCGGGGCAATAACCGTCCCGAGCGTTGCAGCCCTCCGCCCTCGCGGTCGGAGCCCGTAGCCGAAAGCCTGGAGCCGAAGCTCCAGGCGAAGTCGTTAGGCGAGCGTCGCGGTCGAGTTGAGCACCTGCCAGCCGGCGCCGAGCCACTTCAGGCGGGCATACTTCTGGACGGTGTCGAAGGTCAGCGTGCTGCCGCCGATGAACGTGCCGGTCACGACGGCATTGGAGCCGGTGCCCTTGGTGTTCAGATAGAGGGTGCATTCCTGGCCCTCTTCGCCGTTCGGCAGGTTGAAGGCCATCACGGCGCCGGCCAGGGTGACGAGCGCGTAGGTCTCGGCGTCGAGCTTGATCGGCTCCACGCCAGCGCCACCGGTCAGGGCCGCAGCCGAAACGGTCGCGTTCGCGCTGGTTTCGGCCAACGTGAAGGAGCTGCCGTCACCGACAACCTTGAGCGTGACGCCGAGGCCCGTGCCACCCACGTTGGAATAGGTCGCCAGGCTGACTGCGGGGTCGACCGAGGCACTGAGCACCGTAACCATCGCATCGATCGTGGCCGAGAGGCTGCCACCGATGTTGAACTGGTTGCCGGCCGCGCCGGAAGCCTTGGCCGTGAACACGACGCCCTTGAAGGTGAACGTGTCGTTCGCCGCGGGCTGGCCGGTGAAGTTGATCGCACCAGTCGCCTGGCGGGCGCCGGTGAGCTTGTGGGAAGCGCGCTTGCCGGCGGCAATACCGGCCTCGCGGGAACCCTGGTGAGTCTGAGATCGAAGCATTTTGGCCTCCAGCCATGTTGGAATAAGTCAGTAATGACTGTAACACACGCGCAACGAAAGAAAAAGGGGCGGATCAAACAAGACCCGCCCCGAGCACAACAGAGGAGAAACACGACTTAACCCAGTCGCCGGGGTAACATAATTGCGCAAAATAGGTAAGTCAATTCTTACTTATTACCGCGCAACCCTATTTCGCGATGCACTCCTCGACCGAGGTGCATTGGCAGGAACCGCCCTGGCGACCACAGGAGGCTTCGGGCCCAGGCACGTAGCTCGGATTGTCACCCAGCACGAATTTGAGGCGCCGAACTTCGACTTCGGCCGTTCGCGCGCGGAGCAGTAGTTCCGTGTTGTGGGCCTGGAGCGCGGTGTTCTGAGCCTCGAGATCCGCAATCTTGCCCTCAAGGAGCTCGATCGTGAATGATTTGCGCATCCGCGCCGCCTGATCGCTGGTCAATCCACCCTCCCCTCGGCGCCCTGGAAGTCGATCGCGACCGGGAAGCGGAGCGAGCCGTCCGGCGTGCGGCCGAAGTGACGGATCGTCGCCTGCTTGTAGAGCCCGGCGTTCTCGAGGAGCTTCTTGGCGAAGTCCTGGTTGCCGCGCATGCCGGCACCGACCTCGCCGTCGGGCGCATCCGGAATGTCCAGAACAACCCGCTTGGCGTAGCCTGCCCAGTTGCCGTTGCCTTCCTCGATCCGCTTGATCGGGAACTCCTCGGTAATGAACTCCTTGCGCTTGAGCAGGCTCTTGGAGCGGGTGTCGAAGTCATAGGGCGCGTCCAGGCGAACCATCTGGCCCTCGTAGCCGTCCTGGGTGTAGAGCCCGTTGAGCCGGTCCAGATGGTCCTGCTCCAACACGCATTGCGTGAGAACGATGCGCAGCGCCGGATGACTGTGCAGGCCGAATTCCAAGCCGATCTCGTCGAGCCGCTTGATGCGCTCGCTGAACGGCTTGTCGCTCGGCAGATCGTAGACGTGATACTGGAGCAGCTTCGCGGCCTCGGCCTTCTGGTCGGCCGACGGCTTCTGCTTGCGGACCACCGAGACGATCTTGTTGAAATCATCCTTGAGGTCGTGGTTGTAGAACTCGCCGTCGAAGCTGATGTCCGGATACTTCGCGAACACCGGCGCCAGAGCCTCGAGGATGTGATCGCAATTGTAGTGCGGCTGGAGCTCGCGCGAGAACGCACCGTGCCGGCTGATGATCGCCCGGATGCCGTCCAGCTTCGGTTGGCTGTAGACCGGGAAGGTCAGCGGCTTCTTCAGTTTGGCGTAGTCGGCGGCGAGCATCGGCCCGACCGGAACGGCATCGAGCTCGATCTCGGTCCAGCGGTATTCCCGCTTGAGCTTCTTCTGCATTTCAGCCTCGCCCTCGGCTGCGGCTTGCTGCTCCGCGGTCGTCGCGTTAGCGCGGCCGACGTTCTTCGGCTCGCACTTGGTCCAGCCAGTGGTGACGAGCGAGCCGCCCTTGACGCCGGCGATGGTGCGATAGCTGTCGCCCTCGACCTCGTATTGCCAGGTGCGGATCTTGCCGGCGGTGTCGCGCTTGTAGATCGGTGGGGAAATGCTCAAGACTGGTTCTCCATTGCTGCGTTGACGGCTGCGCTCATGTCGCCCGACTGGGCGGCACTGACGAGTTCGGATGCGTCGGTCTTGGCCGGCGCGGTGGGCTTCTCGACGGTGTCAAGCTCCATCGCGGCCTGCTTAATGCTGCGGGTCTTCTTGACCGTCTTGTTGACGTAGTTCTTGGCGTCCTCGTTATGCTCGACGAGGTATTTCGCCTCGGCAGCGGACAGCGAGAACCGGTTCATCATCTTGTCCGTGATCAGCACCTTGCCGGTCGCGTCCAGGAGCTCGGTGTCGAAGTCGCGGACCCGCGGCTCGACCGAGTGGTATTCGTCGGTGCCGTTGCGGACCATGCGCTTGACCAGGCGGTCGATCGGGCATTTGCCGCAATGCATCGCGGCCTGGCATCCTGCCCGCTTGTCGGGCGGACCATCGCCGCGCCAGACGAGATCGCGCAGGATGAAGCACGCGGCGATCCGGCTCTTGGTCGGAAACACCGGGCAGTTGATGACGAGTTGGTTTTCGGTCGCGAGTGTCTTGTTCAACCCCAGATCCCCCAGTTTGGATTCGATGCGATACGGTCTTCGATGGGCTCGGGCGGCTCCGGCGCCTCCTCGACGAGCTTGCGCGGGCGCTCCGTGTAGCGACCTGCCTTTTCGTCCCATTCGGCTTCGTGCTGGCCGTCCTTCATGCCGCTGACGTCGGCGCCAGGGATCAGCAGCGCCCAATCGCGTGCGCCGATCGCGGCAACGAGCTGATTGCCTAGGTGCTTGCGAAGCGTCTCCTCATCGTGAGCGATCTGCTCCTTGTCGATGAAGTGGGTGCGATATTCGCCCTCAAGCTTCTCGCGGTGCTTCTTGTCCCAGGCCCTGCGGGCATCGATGTAGTCGGGGAAATACTCGCACTTCCAACCCTTGCCCCACTGGGCCTTCTTGCCCCAGCGATTGATGTAGAGTGCGCGACCGTCAGCCGTCTTGATCAGGATTAGGTGATAATCCTTCGTGACGGCGCGACCCGACTTCTTAACGATCGTCATGGGAAACATGACTTCGGAACCTCTGTTGTTGTGTGCGCTCTCGCGCTGCTCTCGATTACATATAGCGTGTTCGTTCAGGATTGTCAGTCAAAACTGACTGGAACGATCAGGCAGCTTTGAACGGGTTTTGCAGCATCCATTTGATGTGCTGCGCCGTGCTGTAGGGAACACGCTCCCAGAACGCGCGCCGGCAGACGTCGCCCGTGACCTCGTTCGGGTCGCGATCGGCCGGCAACAGGGCGATGTAGACCTTGAGCCCGATCCGGAGCAGCAGCTTGGCCGCTTCGCAGGCCGCGAGCAGCGCCTTGTGCTCGCCGTCCCACATGATGGTCACCTCTTTGAGCCCTTGGCTCTTGAGGGTCCGGAAGCGCGAGAGCTGGTCGTTGTTGTCGGCGGCGCCGAATGACAGGTGCTTGCCGAACGAGCCGACCGGCACCACGTCGCGCAAGGCGACCTCCTCGTCGAAGGCCTTCTTCAACGCCATGACGTCGAAACCGCCCTCGCCCATCACCACGCGCTCGGCGCGTTGCACGGATTGCCCGTTCAGGAGATATCGACCCGTTCCTGGAAGACCTTTTGGGAACAAATATTTCTTGTCGCCCGCGAGCCCGGTAATGTCGCGCCCCTGGAACGTGACGAACTCGCCATCGAGATCGTAGACCGGGATGATGACGCGCCCGCCGAACTGCTGGAAGCCGTCTTTGCCGTCCTCGTTCTTGAACTTCCACCAGCCGCGCTCGCAGAAGCGTAGATGAAAATAGTTGGCGAGCTTGCCATCGATGCCGCGATCCTCGAGGTATTGGAGATTGCAGCCCTCGGGCGTCGGCAGCTCGAACGAGTTGGGGAACACGGCCTTTTCATAGGCGACCGCGACCTGGACGGTCTTCTTGGGGCGCCAGCCCTGTTCCGTGATGCATTCCGTGGCGTGCTCGAAGGTCGCGCGCCAGGACTTGCGGTCCTCCGGATCGCTGCCGAGGTATAGGTGGATGAAGCTCAGCTTGTTGAAGGTCTGGTTGCAGACGAAGCAGTTGCCGAGGCCGGTGTCCGCGTTGAGGTAGACGCGCCAGCGAGCGTCGCCGCAATGCGGGCAGTCCTTGACGTTGATCTGCATGCCGCTGGAGCCGCGCCCGACCTTGTGGGCGATGCTCTCGCGGTCCATCCAGTATTCGAGATCAAGGTGCTCGACGAGCTCGTCCTTGTCGACGCGGACATGCATCATAGGATGCCCAATACCTTCGTTGCGAATTTCATCTGCTCCCGCTTCTGTTGCAGGCGCAGCGTGACTTCCTTCTGGTTGCGGCTGGCCGCGAAGTGCAGCCGGCACTCGCCGGCCGAGATTTCGGGGTCGGTAGCGTTGCCCGACAGCAGCAGATCGGCGATGCGGGTCTTGTTGTAGTCCTCGGCGACGTCGGTGCCCTTGGCCACGGTGGCCTTGGCGCCCTCGCGGTTGGTCTGGGTGGCCGTCAGCAAGGCCGCGTTCTGCTCGTAGGCGATGTCGCGCAGGTCGATCCAGACCGTCCTGGAATCCTCACGGATCTCGCCAGTCAGCCGTTCCGGACACATGATGTCGGCGTAGTCGACGATGATCAGGTCGAAGATGATGCCCTGGTCGCGATACCACTCCAGGCGCCGGCGGAGCTGGCTCGGCTTGAGCCGGCCGCTCGAATATTCCTCCATCTTGATGATGCCGCCGGCAGCCTTGGCGCGGGCTTCGGCCGCCTGGATCTTCTTCTGGACGTCGAAGGCGTTGCCGGTCAGCGCGTTCATCGCGGTGTCGGCGAAGTTGGCGTCCATACGGTCGGCGTAGATGCGACAGGAGACTTCGCAGGTCGCGATGAAGACCTTGTAGCCGGCCATCGCAGCACCCTTGCCGAAGTCGCCGAGCGCCATCGACTTGCCGAACTTCGCGCGACCCATGATCGCGGAGAGCTCTTTGCGGCCCCAGCCGCCGTGATAGAGGTGCTTGTCGATCTCGGGCAGGCCGGTGGTGATGCCGGAGGGCTTGATCAGACCGGTTGCGAGCGCGTTGCGGTGCTTGGTGCGTGCCTCGATCTCGGCGAAGTAGTCATATTCGCCGCTGCCCTGGACGGCGCCGACGTTCACGGCCGCGCGGATGATCTGCTCGATCTTGGCGTAGTCAGCCTTCCCCAGCAGCCCGACCGAGGCCATGATCGCGCCCTCCATCGCCTTGTGCTTGGCGAAGTCGGCGACCTGGTCGATGGCGTAGTCGCGGTTGGACAGCGAGGTGCCCAGGAGCTCACCGAGGCGCGGCTTGATATCCGGCCACAGATCCTTCGGGATGCGCTTGTCGTCCTTGGCCTCTTTGATGACCCGCACCAGAGTTGCGGGATCCGGTGCCTGCTTGTATTTCCGGAAATGGTCCTGGGTGACCTTGACCAGCACCTTGTCGATGTCGTTCTCGAAGTAGCCAGGGTCGATCAGCCCGTCCGTGCGCTGCACGAAGACGGGGTCGCGCAGCGCGAGCGCCGCGATCTTGGTCTGGAACTTCTCGTCGAACTCGAAGGTCGCCTCCTCGGCGGCCTCCGGCTCTTTCTCCTCGACGTCCGACATTAAGGCACCCGGTAGAAGCGAATGCTGTGCTTGAATACAGTCAGAACTGACTTATACGATCCGTCAGGGTTAGACACCTCGATCTTGAGCGAGAACTGATCCGCTTCGAGGAGAATGCCGGTCAGACCGTCCTCGGCGCCGAACAGGATCTCGACGCGCTTGCCTTTGGCGTTGGCGAGGTCGCCCTGATGGCTCCAGGGCTTGGGCTTGAACGGCTTGCGATCGCGGGTGTTCTCGCGCTTGAACTCGGGTCGGGGCGCGCGGAAGGGTGTCGTCGTCATCTCTACTCTCTTTCGTTGTCGTGTTAGCTATAGCGCTGCATGCGCGGTTCGCTGCCGGCGAACGACAGGAAACGTTCGAAGCCGTGCTCGTCGAGGCGGGCCTTGACCTTCTCGAGCGGCAGCACCTGGTCGTGGAAGACCATCTGCGCGAGGATCTCGTGACCGTTCACGCGGTTCTCGCACTGGGCAAAGATCCACTCGTGATGCTGGTTCTGGTTGTGCAGGACCGAACTGTCGATGTCGGCATCGGCCAGGATTCGGGTGGCCTCGAGATAGGCGCCGTTCTTGTATTGCGGCAGCGCTGAGTAATAAAACTCCGCCTGCTGCCGTTCTTCCCATGCGATAGTTGCGCGATCGACCACCAGATCGGAATAAAGTTGCTGGGGTCGCGGCAGGTGGCGCTGCTGCCAATAGCGCAGCGACCAATGGAAGGCGAGCTCGAGGTAGACCGGATACGGGATACCCATCGCGTCGGCGACCATGCGGCCGCGCCAGATCCCAACGGTTCGCATCTTGTGCGAACTCAGCCGTTTCCGGAATGCCTTGTCGGTCTCGTCCTGCTTTTGCTCCGGCAGAACGAACATCTTCTCCACGTTGAGCGGCTTGATAAACTGCGCCGTTCCGGTGTCGATGTTGACCGAATAGGCCTGCTTGTAGGCTTTGACGAACTCGTGGGCGTAGAGGTAGGTCGCCTGGACCGGGTTCAGGTAGCGGTAGTCGAACCACTTGCCGCGATAGAGCGCGGCCTCGACTGCGAGCCAGTCGCTTTTGATCCAACGATTCCCAAACATAATCCGGGCAGCTTCATCCTGCCCGGTCTCCAGTCCAAACAATGCTTCGGTCATTACGCTCTCAGAGTTCGCGCGAGACCCGTCTGATCAGTCTCGCTGTCTCTCTCGCTATAGCGTTCGCTTTCAGGGTTGCTTGACGTTTCGTAAGCCTCGACGATCGCCTGGCAGACCGGATCGCGGACGATGTCCTCCTTGCGGAACCGGATCAGCCCGACGAACGGCATCTGGCCGAGCCGGCGCACCGCATCCTCGAGACCGGAGGGGCCCGGAATGTCCTTCTGGGTCGGATCACCGTTGACGATGAAGCGGCTGTTCTCGCCGATGCGGGTCAGAAACATCTTCATGCCGGACGGGGTCGCGTTCTGCATCTCGTCGGCGAGCACCCACGCATTCTTCAGCGTAGCACCCCGCAGGAACGCGAGCGGGCGCACCTCAACGATCTTCGTCTTGATGAAGTATTCGAGCTGCCCCGAACCCAGTCGCTCCTCCAGCGCGTCCCTGACGGGCCGGAAATAGGGCTCGGTCTTCTCGTCCATCTCGCCAGGCAGGAAGCCCAGGCGCTCGTCTGCGGCCTCGACGGCCGGCCGGGTGATGATGATCCGCTCGATCTCCTTGGCGAGCAGCGCCTCGGCGGCGAGTGCCGCGGCATACCAGGTCTTGCCGGTGCCGGCCGGGCCGATCCCGAAGGTGACGCGCGAGGCCTGGATGGCCGCACCGTAGAGCCGCTGACGCTCGGTGAGCGGCCGCAGCGGCGCGCGCGAGGCGCGCACGGGCGCCCTGGTAATTTCTTCCTTGACGAGTTGCAGTAGCGGGCCGTGGTCCTTTGGTTTCTTGGAACGTCTATCGAGGCGGGCGGCGGCGCGCGACATGGTCTCAACTCACTTTGGTCTTGGGGGCTTGGGCTTCTTCGGTTCAAACGAGATCGTGTGGACCGGAAGTTTGGATGCGTTGTCGATCTTGCAGGCGATCATCACCGCGTCGCGCGCGCTCTTGCCGGCGAGCATGGCGCCGGTCGCGAGAGCCCAGCCGGAGCCGGTCGCTGCCAGGCCCAGATTGGCGATGTTGACGTAGCCGGTATAGCGACCGCTATCCTCGTCGCAGCCGACGCAGTAGACTTGGTTGGGGCCAAAGGCGATCAGGAGCTCGAAGTCGGTCAGACAGGCCGCGATCTCCTGCTTGGTCGGGAGTTGCTTGGCGTTCTTCACTTTGTCCAGGAGCGCGAGCACGGCGCGATTGTCGGCCTCTCCAGCCCAGCCAATCAGCGCGCCGGCGGACGTGCGCAGAACCTTCTGCACGGAGGCGGCATAGAAGCCGGAACCCGAGATGCAGGAATCGGAGGCCATGACGCCGTCTTTGAAAGCGATTGTGGTCATCATGGTCTCCGGTTAAGTCAGCGCATCATAAGTCAGCGCTGACTTACAACGCAAGACGGAACTTTACGGCGACGGCAGTCCACCCACAGAGCAGACCGCGAATGCATTGGCCGCGAAGCAGGCGACGCAGGCGATGCCGTTCGTGATATCGAGACCCATCGCGCCATCCATCCATGTGCTGGTCGGACCCTTCACCCCGCCCAGAAAACGGATGTTTTGCAGGTTGCTGACATCCAGAACGATCAGAGCTTTGCCGGATTCGGACGTGATGTAGGCGTAGTTCTGATAGACCACGATGCCGCGACCGCCGGCGAAATACGTCATCGCGCCGAAGCCGCCATAGCCACTAAAGACCGAAAGAACGCTGGGAGCCGTGGGCGTGGTTACGTCGATCACAATCAGGGCGCCATTGAAGCCCTGCGTCGAGGACCCGGCTCCAAGCACGAATAGCTTCTTGCCGTCCGGACCCAGCGTGATGCCGCGAGCGCTACCCAATGCCGAGTGAGTGATGTTGGTCACCCAGACCAGATTTGTCCGATCGCGAATGTCGATCACGGCGACGCAGTTCGCGGTGTCACAAGTGACGAACGCGTAATTGCCGTCGGCCGAAAAAATCACATCGCGAGCGCCGTTCATCGAGCTGCCCGGCGTGGGACCTCGCTGTTCCGCGATGTAGGCCGGCGCGGCGGGATTGGTGATATCGACCGAGCACACCGAGGCGCGCGTCAGCGTGGACACGTAGGCGGTCACGCCGTCAGGATGAAGACGCAGGTTCGTCGCGCCGCCAAAGTGGACAGCATCAACAAGACTGGTGACGACAGACGGCGCGGCCGGGTTGGAGACATCGAGAACGCCGAACCTGGCCGACGTCTCGCCGATGACGAAGGCGCGATTGCCGGCGACCCGAATTGCCTCGACGTTCGCAAGATTGGTTGCGTCCTTGAGGTTTCCCACCACAACAGGCTTGCTCGGAACCGAGACGTCAACAATGTTGACGTTCGCACCTGTTCCCGCCGTGTAGACGAGATTGCCTACGCGGCACAAATTGACGCAGGTGCCAAAGCGAGCGTCAGAAATTCGCGCGAGCACGCTGGGCTGCTTAGCAGAGCCAAAGCCCATTGTTTTACTCCTCAGTCCATTCGATCGCGATATCGATCTTGCCGCCGGCGGGCACCGCAGCGCCAGCCAAGTTGATCGCCAGGAAGTCAGACGTGCCGCGCAGCACGAACGGCTCGTCATTGCGAATGCCGAAAGAAATTTCGACGGGCGACGCCGGCAGACCGGCGGGCGGGTTGAGGCCGACCCGGCGCTGGATCATGGTCGCGATAGCGGTGCCGACGGCCGTCAGGTTCGCCGTAAACACCTTGAGGACCGCGGTCGCAACCGCATCGGTATTGTCGGATCGTGCGGGAGTGATCGTGGTCGCGGTGCCGCCCGAGCCGGCCGTGCTGCGCCGGATCATCGAGGCGGTCATCTGCGCAGCCGCAGTGGCTTCGCCGGAGATCAGGACCCGCTTGACCTTGATCACCTTGGTCGACGAACCCTGCAACAGAACGAGATCCGTCGGGGTCGCGGCCGGAACGAGAGCGACAGCCTCATACCGATAGGTCGCCTTCAGACCTTCCGTCGAGACGTGGCCGATATAGGTGTTCTGGACCGGCGAGTTGAGGTTGCCGATCGAGTTCGTGCCCAGAGGCAGAGACCCCTGCAACAGGTTGAGAATGAGCTGATCGTTGGACGCAGCACTTGCCAGCGCGGCCACAGTCGCCGTGGGCGAAGCGCCGACAGCCGAAACACGAACGCGAACCTTGCCGAACGCGCCGCACGGCACCACCCAGGCGCCGACGCCGTTGGCCGGGACGCTGCTCACACCGGCGCCGCCGCTGAACGGGTAAGCGCTGACGCCGACCCAATTGGTGCCGTCGGGCGTCAATGCCTCGAACAGCAGCGTGACGTTGGTATTGGCGGTCACGTTGAAGGCGGCACTCGCCTTGCCCGTCGTGACGATTTCCAGGGTCTGGGCGACGGTCGTCAGTGCCGCAGGTGCGACCGTGGTGTCGGTCGCATTTGCAGATCCACCGCCGGCAGAGCCACCGTCAATGATGACGTGGAGGCCCGGAGTTACTCCGGCGCTGACCGGATTGGGGCCACTCGTCGGCTCGCCGGCATCGGATTTGCCGATTACGGTTGCAGGCGGACTCGAAATACCATCGTCGACAAAGGACATGCGAAAACTCCAGCTAGGATCACAAGTATAAGTCAGGACTGACTGTTACGCAACCGCGCGCAGCCAGGCCTGATGCACCACGCCGCCCATGGTGACGTCGCCGAGATAGTTGTCGGTTCCATCTCCCGTCGCCAGGCCGAAGGTCGCAACCATGTCGGTCGCCGCGATCGCGGTGAATTCGAAGCCGATCTTGACGAAGCCGTTGATGTCCGGCACCGCGAACGGGATCGGGTTCGTCAGCGACCCATAGGGGAAGAAGCTGTCGATGACGCCGTTGACCAGGTCGTAGAAGACGCTTTCGCCGGAGGCGAAGCTGCCCTGCTGAAGCTGGATGCGAGCGAAATTGTGCCCGATCGGCTTGACACGCACCCAGACCCGGTAGACCCGAACCGCGGTATCCTTGGTGTAGGTCTGCTGAAGGAAATGCTGCTGGGTAACTGCGGTCTCGAGAACGTTCCAGGCCGTTGACCCGCCGAACGGATCGGTCTGACCACCGACCGGCGACTGCACAGCCGTCTTGCCCCAGACGCCGGCCGTGAAGGTGTTCGGGCTGGCGAAGAGGTTGGTCTTGGCGATATTGGAGAACTCGGACTTGAACCGGGCGCTGACCGTCGGATACTGGTCCTGGTCAAGCCGGTTGTGCGCGAAGCTATTGTCGGCGTTGAAGTAGCCGAAATAGATCACGTTGTTCTCGATGAACCACTCCAGCATCAGCGACACGTAAGCGGACGCGGTGTCGCTGTCGACACCCCACTCGCCAATGCCAAACGGCTTGCCGTGGGTGAGCGCAAAGTTCTTGACCCAGTTGAGCCCGTAGGTGTCGGCGACCTTCAGCCGGAACGCGGCCACGGGGTCGGTGCCGTCGATCGCGGAGAGGTAGTAGACGTCCTGATCGATGATGTCGACGTAGCGGTCGCCCGGATAATATTGCGAGGGGTCGTAGGCCACGCCGCCGTAGCGCGTGGTGTAGTTGATGCCCCACACGATGCGGAAGCGCGGATCGACGCTCATGAACAGCTCGACGATGCGCCGGAACGCCGCGATATAGGTCGCCTCGACACCTACGGCCGTCCAGGCGTAGGTCGGGGAGTTGGCCTCCCAGAGCGGCCGGAAGAAGATGTAGGGGTCGGTCGGGCGCCCCTGGGCGATCAGGCGCGCGACCGCGAGCAGTTGAGCGTCATAGGTGCCGGCAGCGATCTGCGCCAGCGTGACGCCCGAGGGCGGCCCGAATGACCAATGGACGCGCTTGTTCGAGGGCGCGATCGCCGCGAGCTGCGCGAGGATGTTGTTCTGGAGATTGGTCCAGGATGTGTCCGCGGAGCCGACCGTGGCGTAGCCCAGAACGAAATCCGCTGTCGTGCCCAGCCAGGTCTCGTAGTTGGAGATGTTCGAGACGTAGCCGCCGCTCAAGAACGGATAGACCGCGCTGAGCTTGCTGTCGGTCGAGCTCCAGCCATTCACGACGGGGTAGCCCGTGATCCGCTTGATCAGACGCCTGTTAAGGGTCGTCGGGATCGCATATTGCGTGGTCGGGTCGATGTTCGTGATCGTCTGGGTCGAATTGTCGTCGAACGTGAAGACGATGCGGCCGATGCCGGTGCGCTGCAAGGTGATCGCATTCGCCGTGCGCGACACGGTCGCCGTCGTGGTGTCGATCAAAGAGGTCGGGAAGGATCCAGCCTCGCATTGCGGGAATGCGAAATAGATCGTCCGGCTCGTGCCCGTATAGGTGACAGAGCGGATCGAGGAGGTGTTGGGAATACCGCAAAGGCTGACCGGGCCGGTTGCGACCGCGGCGGTTGCGGTTGCTGACATCGTGCAGCGATACCAGCCACCACCAACAGCCGTGATCGTGGCGCCAACGAGCGTTCCACCCGTAACGACGGAGCCTGCTCCGCTATTGCCGGTCAGGTCGAAGTTCGCATAGCCGATACCGGCGCCGAAGGCCGCGAGGCCGAACGTCATCTGGAAAATCGACATGGTCCCGGCTTTAACGTAGACCGAGGTGGTATACGTGGTGCCGACGCTGACCGTGTAATTGCCGGTGCTCGCTACGATGAGGTTGTGCGCAACACCGGCAGTGGTTCCCTCATTGAAGAGAGCCGCGGCTGTTCCACCCTTGGGGTCTGCCTGACCACCCGTGATCGTGGCGTTGGTCGGGGTCCAATAGGTTGCGTTCGTCAGGTTGCCGTTCGACAGCGCAATGTTCGTTCGCGCCGGCTCCACAAGCAGGCCGCCATCGCACACCGGGACAACGCCCGAGGTCTTCTGGGTCAGTGCGCCCGACTGCGTTGTCACCCACTGCGTAGAGGTGCGCGTGTCGACGAGCTCCGTATCGAAGATCCGCGGAAATGCGCTGGAGTTGAAGAAGTCCAGATCCAGAGATGCCGCGCTATTCACCCAGGCCGGCAGGCCATCGATGACCGGAACCGCGATCATGCTCTTGTTGGCGGTGGCCGGCAGCGCGCCATCGCGCTTGGTGTTCCAGACGGTCTTGTTGAGCGTGGTCGGCGAGATCAGATAGGAGCTCGGCGTCTCCGCAACGGCATTGCTCGATTCGAAGATGACGGGACTGTCGCCGATCGTGATCGTCTGGCCGAACGTGACCAGATAGCGATTGCCCTTCAGGTCGCGATACTGCGTGAAGCCGTAGGGAACGATATAGGAGCCGCTGCCCGAGGTGTCCCAGACGATCTGGGCCTGGTAGTTACCGTCGCGCACCAGGTTGCAGGACCAGAACGTCCCGGATGCGGTGGCCGGGCCGCGCATGGTCGCGCCTTCGAGCCAGTTCCGGATGAGCCGGTAGGCTGTGGAGGCGTCATTGTGGCCGTTGGTGATGTCGTAGAGGGTGCTGTAGACCGCGTTATCGAGCGCATACCAGTAGGATGCTTCGATGCCCGCCGACCATGTCAGCACATAGGTCTTGGCCAGGTAGCTGGCGCGCAGCGCGACGCTGCCGACGTTTGCGTTGGCCGCGGGGCTCGATTCGCTGTCGATGACCGGCTTGGGAACGTTGTAGCAGGCGCGAATGATCGCGAGATGCGCGAGCGCATTGGTGTAGAGTAGCTCGGGAACGAACGGCGTGTAAGTCTGCTGGTAGTTGTGGAACGAGAACCAGTCGCAGTAGTCGCCGCCGCCGGCGAGCAGGAAGTCGCGCAGCCAGCCCATGCCGTTGGCGCTGCCGGTGACCGACGGCGCGATCACGATGGCGTTCTTGTCGTAGGACTTGATCAGATTGTAGGCAAAGCGTGCCTTGCTGACCATCTGGGCCGCGGTGCCGGTCCAATAAGTCGCGCTGTCGGCTTCGTTCCAGATCTCCCAAAACTTGACCCGGCCCGCGCCGGCCTTGACGATCTCGATGGTGCGAGCTTCCCAGGAAGCATTGTCCGGATTGGTGGCAGAGCCTGCGAAGTCAGGCACCTCGCCTGTGCCGAGCGTGTAATAGGGCGCGATGCCGTTGGTCGCGCAGAGATTGAGCCAGGCACGGAAGCCCGACAGATCGTGGACGCCAAGAGCGGAATTGGTGACGTTGTTCCAGCGACACTCGGGGCTGTAAGAGCGGCCACGACTGACATAGGGAGACGGACCGTTGGCATACGGAAAGCCCGTGCCCGCCATCGTCGGACCCTCGATGTGGGTGCCAAAGAGGCTCGGCGGAATCGGGCGGCCAAAATGCGCGTCGTTGGCAACCATCGCCGCGCCGGGCGTGACGAGGTTGTGCAGAGTGGTGCCGGGCTCGTCCTGCGGCAGGCCAATCCAGAACGTCACATCGAGAGCCACGCCGACCGTGTAGGCGATCTGCAGGCAGTTCGCGACGAAGCCCGTGCCGGCCGGCGTCAGATAGGTCGAGGTGAAGAGTTGCGTGCCAAGGGCGGCCGTCGTCGGCGCGCGGTTCGTGATGACCGGCGAGCTCAGATAGCTTGCGGTCGTATCCTCGACGTTCACGACCTGCTTAAGCGTATAGGTGCCGGTGGCCGAGATGATCTTGAGATTGACGCCGTTGACGCGCTGAACGCCAGCGAGCGCGGCGAACCGCGCCATGACCCACTGAATGCGACCGGCCGCGCCCGTTGTCGGCGTTCCGGATACGCGAAACTGCACGCCGGGAACGCCTTCGAAGATGCGCCCGCCGCAAGCGACGGTCAGACCAAAGCCGGTGTCGGTGTAATCAACGGTCCACCCAAGCGGCAACGTGCCGGGCGTGCCCGCAACAGCACCGATACAGGTGCTGTTGGGATTGGCATTGAAGGTGGAAAGTTTGGCGCCGTCCCGCTTCTTAGGCACGATGCTGCGTTCCCTCGAGCGTCGGCGTGAACACCGTCGAATTGCCCGAAGGCGTGAAGTCGTTGAGGGTCTGCAACAGGCCGAACACGGTCTTGGCGCCGGAGGTCGGAGCCGTGATGATGCGGCTGCCCTCGTCCGGGGTCAGCACAGCGACGCAGCCGTCGGAGAACGTCCGGAAGGATCCGCTCATCGAGCCGATGAAGGCGCCCTGCTTGGTGGAGAAGGCCGCATTGTCGCCGCCGACGACGCCGGTCGAGGCGGTCGGATCGGCCTGGTAGAGGTAAACACGGAAGGCCTTGCCGGAGACACCAGTGTCCGCCGTGGCAAGTCGCATACGCTCCAGCGCGATCGTGTCGTCGTTGGTGTCCGACAGCGCGAACGAGGTCGCGGTGACAGATGCGGCCGTCGCATTGTTGGAAACGGCGTCGAGTGCGGTATAGGGCGTCACGTTCGCAGGCCGGGTGACGACCGAGCCTGCAACTGCGAAGGCGCGCTGCTTGACGCCGCCAATGACGTTCGTGCCGGCCGGCAGCGCCGCGTTGAGCGCGACCGTGCCATCGGTGCCGATCGAGACCTTGTTGGTGGTGCCGGGCGTGGTCTGGTCGATGCCGACCTTGCCGATAAGTGCGGCACCGGCAGAGAGCGCCCAGGAGCCGGACTGGGTGACAGCCCAGGTGCCAGATTGCGTGACCGCGTGAGTTGCGACCGTCAGCGTGCCGGCGAGCGAAGTCGCAGCGGCCTGGATGCTGGCGCTGATCTGCTTGAAGACAGACATGGCGGAGACCGAGGTCGCATCGGTCGCGACTGACTTGGCGTCGGTCTTGGCACCCAGAGTGGTGTTGGCGCCATCAGCGACGGTGCTGGCAAAGCTGCCGCTGCCGGTGACCGCGTGCGTTGCCACAGTGAGCGTTCCAGCCAGGAGCGCACGGATGGCCTCCAACTTGGTGCCGATAAACTTGAAGATGCCCTGTGAGGTCGGACTTGCAGCCGCGCCGTCCCAGGCGGTGTCGGCCTTTGCGCCCAGCGTAACATTGGCGCCATCGGCGACCGTCGAGGCGAAACTGCCCGATCCGGTAACCGCGTGGGTGCCGACCGTCAGGGTGCCCGCCAGGAGCGCCCTCACCGCCTCGAGCTTGACGCCGATGTAGCGGAAGATGGAGATCCCGGAGGCGGCCGCGGCGCCGTCCCAGGTCGCGTCGGCCTTGGCGCCGGTGTTCGTGTTCAGCGTGCCGACGCTGGTATTGACCGCGGTCAGATCGGCGTGGAGCGTGGTGCCGGCGTCAGCGTGCAGGGTGTCGAGCTTCGTCCCGAGCGCGACCAGGTTGGTGTTGGTGGTGTCCTGCTTTGCCGAGGTCGCAAGATCGGTCGACGTGCCGTCCGAATTGTTGATGGAGACCCGCTGAAGCTGCTTGGTCTTGGCGTCCTCGGTAAGGTTGTAGGTGGCAACGTTCTTGCCGGTGCCTTCTGTTACCGCAACTGCGTCCGTAGACATTTTCAAATCCTAGAATAAGTCAGAAATGACAGGTAACGGAGGCGGGACTTGATTAGTCCCGGAACACTTCCAGCGCCAAAGTGAAGACCTCGGCGCTCGCGGGCACGTAAGCGCCGCGGACTTCGATCAGCGCGTAGATGTTCGTGGTGCCGGTCTTCGGGTCGAAGATGATCTCGGAGCCGACATTCGGGACGCCGATGCACTTGACGCCATCAGAGAACGCGCGAGCGTTCGCGCCGGTCATGTCGAAGTCCATGGAGCCGATGTAGGTGAGCGCGCCGGCGGTCTGAAACACGCCGTTGTCGCCATTCGCCGGGACCGGGATGTCCTTGTAGAAATGCACGCGGAAGATCGCGTTCGCAGTCACGGTGCCGCTCTTGGTCAGCCGGCCGCGCCGAATGACGCCGGTCTTGTCGGCGACGCGGGAGGCCGAGAGCACCAGAGGCGTGACGGATCCAGCCGTCACATTGTTGGCGACCAGGTCGCCGGAAGCGTAAACGTTGGTGTCGACCGGGCGCGTGAGCTGGGCGCCGATGATTGCGCTGTTCCCGCCGACTTCGCCGACATGAGCTTCACTCGCAGCCGCAGTCGAGGTGACGGAACCACCAGCGCCGAGCGTCTGCGGGGAGTTCTGGACCTGGCGATTTGAACCAAAGAGGGTCTGACCAACCGAGGTTGCGGGCGGGCTGGAAATACCGTCATCGACGAAGGGCATGGGGAGTTTCCTGAAAATCTTTCTCTAGTATAAGTCAGGATTGACTTACAGTCGAGACTAATAAACGCCGACGTTGATCGGGGCGTTACCTGGCGTGGTGAGAATTCGAAACCGCTTGATGCGGAACTTGACCGGGAATGCCGCAAGGTCGATCGGCTGGAAGCCGTTACCGTTGTTGCTGCCTGCGGCAAATACACCCATGGCCAGGTTCGCCGCGAACTGCGGTCGCCTGAAGGTGTTCCATTTCTTCTTGATGACGCCGACCAGGACGCCGTCGATGTAATAGAACACCTTGTCCACGGACCAGAGCATCGCGAACTTCCGCGTCTTCTTGGCGATGTTGTTGCCAGGAACGATGCCGGTGCTGTTGACCCCGCGATACAGATACGGCGTGCCGGTGTAGCCAAAGCCGTTCCAGCCAAATTTCGGATTGGCCGGGCCGATTTCGTTGGCGCTGTAGGTGAAGATCTCAAGCAGGTCGATCTCGTCGGCGCCGGAGCCGGTGGTCGGGTTCGGATCGCTGGTGTCGGTGAATTGCCAGAGCGCCGGCCAGGCACCCCAATCGGTCGATCGCGGCAGATCCACTTCCCATTCCAGGGCGATCCAGTCACGACCGAGCTCTCCCGGCTGCATGATGAACTTGGACCAGATCTGAGCCGATTGAACCGGCGGAGCGAAGGTGACCAACTGTCCGTTGGCGAGACTGACGTTGAAGCTGATCGTGACAGTCTTGGCCGTGGCGTCGACCGCGGTCACATAGCACGGGGTATTGACATTGCCGGCATTGCCGCTCGGGAAAAGGCACAGCATGCCGACGGCGGCGCCATAGGGCAGCGCGCTGAACGGCAGCACGTTGCTGTTTGACACGGCTGCGTTGACCGGCCACTGCCACATTTGCAGCAACTTGAACTCGCGGCCGTTCGCCAGATAGGTAGAGGACGTCTCGACGGTGATCGTATTGGAGGTCAAGGCAGTGACGCGATGATAATTGGTGTCGCCCCAGCCAATGGAGACCACCTGCCCCAGCGTTGCCATGCTGGCATCGCCGAAGTGGAAGAGGTTGGTCGGACCCGTATAGTTGTCGTTCCGAAACAGCAAATAGAACTGCGGGAAGCTGAGCGTCTGCCCGGCCGCAAGCGTGACCGGGTAGCTCAAGGTCAGCACGTTGCCGCTGATCGCAAGGATGGTGGGTGCCAGGAAACGGTTCTGGACCCAGAACTGCATGCCACTACCGGTATAAGTCGCGTTGGCGGCATATTGCGCGATGGTTCCATTTGCCATCGCACTCAGCTCGGGAGCTCCCACCGCGTTACGCTGGGGCCAGGACATAAAGAAGGCGCCATACCCCGTCGGAGGCTTGACCGCGCGGATCTTGTTGGCGATCAGCGTCGCGTGGGCATTGACCTGGTCGACGAACCACTGGGCGACTGTGTCGTGCGATTCTCCGCCAGTCGCCGTGTAGACGAACTTGATCGGGCTAAACCCATCCGGCTGCGTCGGGTCGACGCTGGTGATCGTCAGGGTCGCGGTGTTGCCGGCGGCCGGCGCAAGAAAGAGTCCAAAAATGAAGCCGCAATGCAGGTTTTCTGGTCCGATGCTTAGGATCTGGCCGACCTTAAGCTGGCTCGCATCGTCTACGGTGATCGTATTGGATTCGTTCACCGCGCCGACGACATGGGCGGTCATGGGCGCCAGGAACGCGGGCGGGTTGTGCAAGCTGGCCGTCAGTTCAAGCGCGTCGGGTGCGAACACGAAGTTCTCGCCCGAGGCGAACGGCATGTAGCGCTGCACCTCGCTGTTGATGACGATCTGGTTGGCGTTCTGCGAATAGGGATTAAAATAGGTCGAGAGTGCCGTGGTGTCGGCGATCTGGGTCGCGCCAGACGGCGGCGCGTCGGTCCCGAACTTGAAGTCGGCGACCGTGCTATAGCCCTGGGCCGTCACCTGCTCAAAGGAGCGAGCGAAGTCCGGAATCCAGCCCGCGCCAGAGGAGTTGAAGAGAGACCGGCGAGCGGCGGTAATTCGGGTCATTGCGGGTCTCGCGAAGATGAAAAAGGTGCCAGAGTATAAGTCAGAACTGACTTATGATCTAGCCCCTGAATTTGCCGTTCTGAAGCGTGATGATCGCGCGCTTGCCGTCCGGATACTGCACGACGCAGGCCACGGCCCAGGAGCTCGGCCCCTTGTTGTAGCCATGGTTGAGCTCGAGGGCGCCGGCGACATAGACGCCGTCCTCGATCGCCGGCGAGTGCTTGTCGCCGATCGTCATCTTGACGCCCATGCGCGCGAAGCCGGCGACGGTGCCCTTGGCGCCGTTCGGGCCCCGGAAGCCGTGGTGCCCGTGCTCGATGCCGTCGATCTTGTAGGACTTGCCGTCGTAGGCCCAGAACACGCCATCCAGCGCCCTGCCCTTCATCCGGCGTCCGAGGGTCTCGAGGAGGCTCCAGTTCGGGGTCTTGGTGAAGGTGTCGCGGCAGCGGGCGATGATCTCGTGCCGGTCGAGCAGATCGCTCTCGAGCTGGTTGCCCAGGCGCGCGTTGATGCCGTCCATCCGGAAGCGGCCCTCGACGACGTAGCGGTTGAGCGCGATGTCGTGGTTGGCCTCGATGACGACGGACTTGGTTCCCTTGCGCCTGGTCTGGACCAGGAAGTCGAAGGCCTGGTCGGCCTCGTTGGCGACGATGCCCTTGCCCCGGAACGCCTGTTCGTAATTGTGCATCGGGTCTTTGGCGTGGTGGTGGTTCCGATCCTCGTTGTCGAAGAAGTCGTGGTAGGTCATCTCCTCGGGATCGAGGACGTCGACCAGGCTCTTGCGGTTCTTCCATTCCGGGAGGATCTCGCGGCACTGTTTGCCGGTGAGCGGGTCCCAGCCCCAGATCGAGCGGGCATTGGTCGGGCCCATCTTGGCGCGGTGGCTGTCGGGTGTGGTCAGGGCCTTGGCGCGATGCTTGCCGACGATGACCTTGCCGTCGGTCACATAGGCGTCCAGGTCGTAGAAGGCGCCGGTCTTCTTGTTGGCCGAGATGTGCCGGCAGAACACGTCACCATTCTGGTCGAACTCGACGATGACGGCGCCGAGCACCTGATGGAACAGGGCCTTCATGCCGGCCTTGCGGGGAATGACCTTCGGCTTGGTCACGAGGCCGGTCGACATCACCTGCACGGCCTGCATTTCGGGGTCTGTCGATGGGACTGACCGAAGTTGGCGCTTGGCGGCGGGGAAGACGGCCCAGCGGCCGCGCGAGTTGGCGATCAGGTCGTCGATCGGCTTGGAGGCGGTCGGGATGATGTTCATCTGACCGCAGAACATGAAGTTGTCGCCGATCTCGAGCTGGCCGAAGCAGAGATGATCCTTCAGGACGGGATCGTAGGCGCGCGCGGTGGGGTTGTTCTCGCTCCACCACTGGGTCTCGTAGGTGCCGGGGCCGATCGCGATGTCGGCGCCGATCTTCTTGGCGTAGGCCTTGAGGTTGGTCCAGAACGGCTTGTGGACCTCGGTGTCGTTCTGGGCGCCGCCGACGATGAACTTCATGCCGCGCGGGTTGGAGATCGGCGCGGCCAGGGGCGTCGAGTTGAGCCAGGTCCGCGGGGTCGATTCCTTCGGCACGTAGCAGCGGTCTGTGCGACTCCAGACGCGCGTCATGAAGCTCTCGACCTGAATGCACTCCGGATTGATCAGCGGCCAGCGGGAGCCCGTGGTGAGGACTGTGATCTGCTGGGCAAGATCGAGCGCGCGGGCGTGTGCGTGCTGCTCGGGCGTCATCTCGTCGGTCTTCTGGATCACCTTGACGAACTGATTGTTGCCGCGTTGAACGAGCTTGGGGAGGCTGTCGTCGAGACGTGTGCGGGCGCGGTAGACTGCGGCCTTATTGCGGATCGTCTGATAGGAGAGCCCAAGACCTGCGGCGAGCTCGGTTAGCGCGGGGTATTTCTTCGTGTCGTTGTAGGCTTTGACGAAGGCTTTGAGCTCGGCCGGAAGCACAGTCACAATCAAACCTCTGTGTTAGTCAGTAGTGACTTACATAATAGCCAGAGCGAGACCGGAAATCCAAGTTATTTCCGGGTCCTCACCCTCTCTATTAGATAACTAACTACTAGAGATGTTCTTTACTTAGAGACTGAGGCTCCGGAGACGCAGCGTTCCGCCCCGTCCCTGACCTCGTAGTAGCAGACGAGCGCGTTCATGCCGCGCATCCAGTTGTAGACCTCGACCTTGTTGTTCAGCTCGCGCTGCGCGTCACCGGGGCTGAGACACGCCATCTTGCCGCAGCGCTTGTAGCGCACGTCGGAGAGGGCCAGGGGCGCCGGCTTTGCGGGCTTCACTTCCTGGATCTTTTCCGGAATGAAGCTGGTCTGGTCCTGACGCGCCGCGGAGCAGCCCATTAAGGCGAGCGTGAGCAGCATTGAGGCGAGCAATCGCGGCATCGGCTTTTTGTTCATCGTCACTTTCCATGTCCTGTTCGAGATCCAGGTTGGCGAGATCGGTCCGGAGCTTCGTCACCTCGATCGCAATGTCGGTGCGCTGCTTCTCCAGGGTCTGAATTCGTTCGACCTGGTTGTCGTGTTCGAGCCTGATGGCCCGCGTGGTGGCCTCGGCGAGCTCCAGCTTCTGATGCTCGGCGGCGAGCTGCGCCGTCTTGGTCTCGAGCTCCTTGCGGAGGTTCTCGACGTGCAGATAGCCAAAGGTGATCGTCAGACCGACGGCGAGCACGAGAAGCGCTACGCCGATCCATTTCCAGGGGATGTCCTTGAGGGCCGTGACGGCGCCGAACAGCTCCATCATTTCGCGTCTCCCGCGGTTCCGGGCGGATCGCGATCAGCATCCTTATCGGCGGAGGCGTCCTGATCAGTATCGTTATCGCCGCAGTCCTCGCCGGAGATCGCGGGCATGCCGAACCGGCGCTTGGAGTGATCGTCCCAGGTGGCGCCGAAGATGTAGAACATGATGATGCCGACCAGGGCGCCGATCAGCGTCATGGCGAGCTGGACGCCCAGCGCGTTACCGCCGCAGTAGATCGTCCAGGCGATGATCGCCTCGATGTTGCCGGCGAGCCAGAAAATCGACCACTTCATCCAGCGGCGCCGGATCTTCCAGTTGTCGGTCACGATCGCCGAGAAGATCTTCGGGTCGGTGAGCTTGGTGATGGCCATGGCCTACTTCTTGTCCAAAGGGTGGAGCTGACCTTCCAGGTAGGCCTGCTTCTTGCCGGTCTCGACTTCGACTTCCCAGAGCCGGCGAATGCGGTCTTCGATGCGACGTTGGTCTTCGGCCGCCTCGCGCCAGTAGCGCTCGTGTTCGACCCGAGGGACCATGACGGTCTGAAACTGGTCGATCTTGGTTTCGTGCTTGGTCAGGATGGCGCTGAGACCGGTGTAGGCCCAGCCGCCGAAGGTCATGAGAGCGCCGGCGACGATCGAGATCGGTGTCCAGGCAGTCTGGGTGCGGGTATTGACGGTCGAGTTGACGGATTCGAACTTGCTGTCGATACGACCCAAAACCTTATCGAAGCCCTCGGAGGTCTTCTGGTCCAGGCGCGCGACTTCGCCACGAACGGAACCGATCTCCTGGCGGAGCTGGTCATGCCCCGTCTGGAGATTCGTCACCTGGGCTCGGATCTCGCCGAAATCGTTCATGTCGTCCTGCATCTTAGATCCCGGCAGATGTAAGTCAATAATGACTTACATTGTAACCGCCGGTTGAGAAAATGAAAAGACGGAACTCAAACCAGGGTATTAGCCCGGATCAGAAGGTTGTCGACCTGGGCGCTAGTCAGACCGAGAGCGGCGATGACGCCTTCGACCAGAGTGTCGGTGCGCTTGATGTCGACCGCAAGATCCCACTCCTCCTGGGTGTTTGGATCGGAGGCGATCGCGGCCTTGACCGCAGCCCACTGTCCGAGCTCGTCGAAGGCGCGCTTGAGACCGAGCTTGGTGCAGCTCGTCGGCACGGGAGCCGGCGGCGCGACATACGGGTCCGGCGTGTTGCCTTCGGCGAGCCAGGCTTCATAGGTCTGGCGATCACTGTTGGCCGGATCGTTGGGTATATACGCGCTGTCGGCCAGGCGGATGACGGTGTCGGTTTCAGTGAGTTGATAGTTCGTCATTACATCCTCGCGTTAGAAGTCCAATGGCATGAAAGGGCGGTGCCTACATTCGCGGTCGTCGCTGCGAACACGCGACATCCGTTTTCGCCAATACTGTCCACAGTAGGGGTCACGTCCGCACTGTTAGTGCGATCTCTTAGTTTACCGGAGGCCCCAGTGGCATCGGAGTAAATCGTCATTGTTGGCGTGGCGCGCTTCGACACTTTGAACCTTGGTGCCAATGCACCTCCATTGGCCGTCGATCCTGTAGTGTTAACGAAGAAATTTTCTGCTCCATTTGGCACAGAAGCAGTTACTCCGGTCGCGTAGTCATAGGATTTTTCCCAATAGCGACGGCAGAGTTGAAGCTCAGAAACCAAATCGGGCAACTGAAAAGCGGGCGCGGTGGTTCCCTCATAGACGCCAACATCGAACAGTTCGAACACGTTGCCGTTCGTGCCGATAAGGTTGAACTGCGTGTTTTGGGCAAGAACTACCTGAAAATGCGCTCCGGCAGCGCTACCCGTCGTGTAGTTTCCAGATGTGGGAAGTTGAAGAATGATCGTCTTGTAGACATCAGTGTTAGCTTCACCCGCCGAAATCGTAAAAGTGCCGTTGACAGTAATGCCGAAGTCGCCGGCCGGAATTCCAGCCTGATAAGTGCCCGCAGGTCCCTTGACGCCAAATTGCGCGACGATGGTTTTTGCCGTAGCGGTGCCACCGAGTAGATCGGCAATGCGGGCGCCCTCTAGCGGTTGGCGAATGATGCAGTATCCCGCCCCGATGCTTGCTTGTGCGGTCGTAACTGTAACCCGTAGCCTGTTGGGCGATCCAAGAGGAGTTCTGGATGTAACCTGCCCAAACGACACCGCGCCGCCAGACAGGGAGAGATCCATCAACCATTGATCGGCTGCATAGTAGCCGCTCGTCGTTCCGGCATTCGCGCCGTTCTCTTGACTGATCTGCATGCCACCATTGATGATGTAGTTCTTCTGGACCTGTTTGAGCCCGCGTTCGAGTGCGCGTGTCATCGGTTACATTCTCGCAGTTGCGGTGTAGGTGAAGCCGGTCGGGCCAACGGAGAATTGACCGTAGGCGCCATAGGTCGACGCCACGACACCTGAGACGGTGCCCGTATTCGGGGTCAACGTCACGGTCGGCGTAGCGCGCTTCACCGCCTTGAAGTTGACGTGCGCCCATGCGCTGGTCGCCCCGGCAATATTGGTGGCCGGGCTTGCTTCGTAATAGCGCTGACAGACCTGCAACTCCGACACGTAGTCCGGCAATTGGAATGCAGGTGCTGACGACCCTTCATAGAGACCAACGTCGAACAACTCGAATACGTTGCCGTTCGTGCCCATGAAGTTGAACTGGTTGGATGTTGCGAGGAAATTGCCTGCGCTCCAAGAATTGGCCGCCGTTTGAAGACTCGATCCTGTCATCAGGGACCAGACAACGTCCAGCCCTACAGTGTTATCGGCGGCCCATGTTCCCGTCTGGTCGAGTGCAATGGTGACGGACTTCACCGTGTCCGTGTTGGCTTCGCCGGCACCGACCACATACTCAGCCACGTAACAACGGTTGAGCGCCGCATTGCGAATAGCGACACAATAAGTCCCTGCGGGAGCCCTGACGCCGAACTGGAGCGTCACCGTTTTTGCTGACACCGTGCCCAGTTTAAGATCGACTACGCGCAGACCCTCGATCCGATGTTCGATGGCGCATACCTCGCCAGCACCTACGGAGGTGTCTGCAACTGTCGCGGTCACTCGAAAGCGGTTTGGAGAGCCGCCCGGTGTCACGCTTGCAGCTTGCTGTGCGGTTTGAGTTCCCGAGTTTGCGAAACCGAGTTGGAATTGATCTACGGGGTAATAGCCCGTTATCGTCCCCGGCGTCGCGCCATTCTCCTGCGAGACCTGCATGCCGCCGTTGACGATGTAGTTCTTCTTGGTGATACCGAGGCTGGCTCGGAATTTCGCCTTGTCGAGAACATCGGCGCCATTCTGCGAAGCCGCGAGTGTATCCGCAGGATTGTAGGCCAGCGAGCAGTCGATGTAGACGCTGTCGCCCGCGTTCAAGCCGCGCGGAAGAACGACGCTCGCGCCGTCGGTCGCCGTGAAGTCAGGCGGCGCCAACACCGAGCCGTTGATGACCACGGTGATGTAGCCAGCCGTGTAGGCCAGCGTGCGCGCGTTGACGTCGGCGCCGCTGAAGGTCGTTTGACCGGCGGTCGCGGTGTATAGGAATTTGCGGATGGTGACGAAGTCGGCCGAACCGGGATCGCCGGCGACATTGATGTTCCAGGCGGCAATCGTGCCACTGCCGACGGCCTTGTCGACGTTGATGGTCAGCGTCCCACCGGTGCCATCCTGGTTAGCCGCCGTGACGATGCCTTCCATGAAGGTTGCGGGCGATGCCTGCGAGCTCGCGCGAAGGCGGGCACCGACCTTAAACCCAATGTCCATCGGCACGCTGAAGGTCTTTGAGCCGGTGCCGACGGACAAAGACGCCGTGCTTGAGACGCTGTTCGTGCCATGAACGAGGAGGACCAGTTTACCAGCTATAAGGTCGGCCGCGAACCCGGTGGATGTGTGATTGACCGCGCAGACGTAGAGCGAGCCGTTGTTCGGATTAACGAGGAGATCCGCCGGCGGGCCCGCGACGTAGTTCTGACCCGTAGCCCAGGTGGCTGCCGGCTTATATGGGATCGGCCCCTGAATGCCTTGAATGCCCTGAATGCCCTGGGGAATGCCGAAATTGAAGATGGCGTCATTGACCGTGCCTGCATTGACGACAGTCGCGCTTGCGCCTGCCGCGAGCGTGGTGACGGTGCCGACGGTCCCGGTCGCCGTCAGACCCTTGTCGCCTGCACGCGTGAACTGGACCGAGAGCAGCCGGGTATCGGCGAAGATCCCGCCGACGATCGGCGTCACCGCAAGCTTGCGATAGCCACTGACGGTGGTGATGCCAGTAACGTTGAACACCGCGATCTGCGGCGCCGCGGAGTCGATCAGCGTCAAGGTGCCCTTGATGCTGTTGCTGCTGTCGTCCCAGGTATCGAGATAGGCGCTGACGTCGACGCCGAACCGCTCGGTGAGGTCGATGAAGATCTGGGTGACGCTGCCGAAGGTCGCGTTGTTGAAGCGAAGCTTGCCGGCGCCGGGATCCGCATCGGTCGTCGTGGTCGAGAAGGTCCACTGCAAAGCGCTCGGCGGACCCACGATCAGGCTGATCGTGTAGAGATCCTGCCAATTGACGGTGCTGACGTAGCTCCATTGCAGGATGGCGCCGTTCATGCGGAACTGCACCTGGTCGCCCGCGGGACCAAGGACGCTGGTGGCCTCTGCCGCGGTCGCGACCTGACCTGTTGCGCCGATATAGGCGCCGGTTGCCGGCTTGGCGCCCTCGCCACCCGTCCAGTCGACGATCTGGGCAACTTTGCCGCCCGATCCATTCGAGACGTAGCCCAAAATCGGGGACCAGCCCTTGAGGCCGCTTCCGCCCGAACCAGAGCCGCCCATGACGCGCCAGCGACTTGCGACGCCGTCATAGACCAGCAGCACGGAGCCGCCGGCGGGGATCGCCAGGTTGCTGCCGAGAGAGAAGCGATTGGCTGCGGCCGAGGTGCCGCTTTCGTTTTCGAGATCGAGCTCGTTGGAGCCCACGTTCATCAGGGCCAGAACGCGGCCAGGGACGCCCGTGGTGAGCCCGGTGATGCTGCGGGCTGCATTGGTCGAGACGCGCAGAATATTGGCCTGGGCAAGGTTCGCAGGCGCATAGTCGACCGTGGTCGCCGTCAGCGTGGTCGGGGAGATCACGCCGCCGAGCAGGATCTGGGAATAGAACGACGTGGCGCCCGTCGTCGGGCTGATGCCGAGCGCTTTGGTCCAGGTCGAGGCCAGCAGATAGCGGATCGAGAAGTCGTCGTCCTGGAAGGTGCCGACCTGGAACATATCGACCAGGGCCTTGGACAGGATCATGCCTGCCCGATCGGCCGTGGTGGTTTTGGAGAACTCCGCCGTCTGGTCGGACTGGGTCAGATTCATGATCTGGCGCCAGACCGAGCTGATGTCGGTCAGTTGCTTGGTGGCCGTGCGGACCGAATCTCGGCTCACGCTGGAGCGGAAGATCACCCAACCGGTTCCGCCCGGCGAGTTCGTCGAGGTGGTGCCCGTGTAGACGCGGTCCAGGGTCGCCGCGAGGTTATCGCTGGGGGCCGAGGCGAGCTCATACCACTTGCCGTCCGGCCCGAGGATCGGATCGCCCTGCTGGAGCCCAATGAAGCTCGTTCCGACGCCCGTAATGCTTGCGGAGGCGTTGGTGAAGGTGATCGTGCCGGTGGTGTAGAGCGTGAGCTGGGACATCGGGATCCTATATGGCGAGCTTCCTAGTATAAGTCAACACTGACTTACATTCTAGCCCGTGAGCGGAGCCATGCCGACGGTCAAAACGTCCAGTTCGGCGGGTGTGACTGCGGCGGCGATCTTCGCCAGGATCTTCTGCCGGTCGAGCTCGCGCTGGGCCGCGCTGTTACCTTTGGACAGAACGAGCGTCGCGAGCGCCTGGGCGGTCAGGCCGCGCAGGTCTGCCTCTGCCGCGAATTCGGCCGGCGCTGCTCCTCCTGCGGCGACCTGGGCAGCCTGGTCCCGTTTCAGGGCGTGAGCCTGGTCGCGGTGCAGGTTGCCAGTTGCGATGTCATTGAAGTGCGCGTTGACGCGATGGGTGGTGAGATCGCGCAGCGCAGGCATGGGGTCCAGAACTAGTTTCATCAGGCAGCCTCGATCGAGATGACATGGTCCTTGAAGGGCCAAAGGGAAATTGTGACGTGGTAGACGCAAGGAACCGGGATGGCGATCTCCAGTTCGGTCGCATCCAGCGGGTCGATCGTGTGCAGAACGGCGCCCGCGGCCGCGACCATGACTTTGGCCTGCTTCGGGATGCCGGTGATGAGTGCGGAATCCGCGCCGCCGGCCTTGATGAAGGTCTTCGTGACCTCGATCGGCATCAAGGGGCGCTCGATGAGCTCCTTGGCCGTAACGTTCACATACCAGTCCCTCGAACTCGGCAACGTGTTGGTGTCGACCGCGACAAAGGTGAGCCCGGCGTCATTGAGCAGCTTGTCGTAACCCTCGGGATCGTAGACCTTGTTGGCCTGGGTGAGTTGTCCGGTGGGCTCGTAAACAGCGAAGAGTGTCATTGGTAATTCCTGAAGATGCAGTAGCCGACACGGGTGCTGTCGGGGAAACTAGGATACACAGCGCCGCTTGGCAGGACGGTTTGCTTTGAGAATGAGATGCCGGTGAACCAGCCGTCACCGACTGCGCCGCCAGCGCCGCTACTTGTGTTGAAGAAGGGCGTCGTGCCCCAAGGTGACACGCCAGGCGTATAGGCTCCCTCGCTACCCGGTGTGGAGGAGTTGGGCTGATAGTGCATCGTCATAAACAGAGGAAACGTGCCAGCCGGTGTTGCCGGCAAGACGATGAGACGAGCCCATTGCAGAATGTTGGAGTCGCCAGCCGCGGTGTAAGGAACCCTGCCCCACCCGCTTGCATATAGTCGAAGCGGCGGCTGATTGGCGTCAAAAATCAGATCGTCGAACTGAGCGCCAGATGCGTCGACGCCACCTGCGGAGACGCGCAGAGGCGAACTTGCACCCGGAGTGATAAGCACGCGCCTCGTCGTCATGTAAAAGCCTTCGAAAAGACCGCATAGACTGTCGGTCCGCTGCAACTGATCGTCATCGAGGCGCCGTTGCCGTTGACGGTCAGTGTGCCCGGCGGGCCAGAGCCTACAACATAGCCGCCGTTGCCATTTGGCGTCAGGCTCATCAGCGGCGACGGCCTGCACGGTCCGCCCGAGCCGCCGTAACCTGGCAAACCTGTCAAAGAGTTCTCGGTAGTGACGAGAGTGATAGGTGATCGCGACAAACCAAGCGGGATCACTTGTGAGCTAAAGACCTTCCCCATCATCAACAGCGTTGAGACCTTTGAGGAGATGTTCAGCATCAGGTTGCCGTTGGCAGCGTTGTTCGCGTCGAAGCCGGCCTTCGACACAAAGATGCCGTAGGTTCCGTCTGCGCGCTTCCCGATCACGACCCGCCGTGTGCTCATTGCACCACCACTGGGGTGCCGAAGACCACATAGATCATCGCATCTCCAGGGTTCAGAAACTGCGTTGAAAACGTCAGTGGAGAGCGTCGAATATAGAAACCTGCAACTCCAACCCTGTTGATGGCCCCATACAGATAGTCGTCGCGAATAACGGCGCCGCTCTCAAACTTCCGACACTCGATGTAGGGCACGTAGCCCGGATCGTTGATCAGCACGCTAATGGCGAAGGTGCCAGACGAAGCGATGCCGGACTGTAGGATGGGAACGATGTCGTTCCAGTTCGAATTGAAGGACAGATTCGGCGACTGGTCGCCTTCAGCGAGTGCATCAAAGCCGGGCAGCGCCGCCTTGAGGCCATAGGTCACGCCGTCAGCATATTTTCCGATAATGACGCGACGAGAGGTCATGACCAGATCTCGATCCGCTCGTTGGTGGCGTCGATGATGAAGTTGCCGCTGACACTCCTGATCAAGCCGGCAGTCAGTGTTCCCATGTTACCTGTGACGGCGGAGAGGCTGTTGACCGCGAGCTTGTCTGCGCTGATCGAGTTGCTGACGATCAAACTGCCGCTCATCTCCATGGTGAAGCTGACGGTCCCATCGAGCGACTTGATGCCGCTCAGCAGGAAGCCGCCGGTGGTGCCGTCGATTGTGCCGATCACGCCATACTGCACCTTGATGCCATCGACGCTGCTTTGGATGGTCGAGAGCGAGGCGGTGTGCCCGGCGACCGCGGTTGAGACCGTGCTGATCGAGCTTGCGAGGGCGCTGTCCCCGCTGACGCGCGCTGTCTGTTCTGTTTGCAGCGCAGCTTGCAGATCAGTCCCGACTTGCACTTGCAGCGCTGTGACTTGCGTAGCGAGCGCGCTGTCAGCAGTCGCGCGCGCGAGCGATTCGCTCGCAATCTGGGCGATCACGTTGTCGTTGATGTTGGCCTCGAGCACCTCGCGCGCGGTGGCTTCGGCAAAGCCGGCCTCGATGCGAGCCGTCTGCTCCTCGATGATCATCGAGCTCAGACCGTCGGACTTGACCGAGAGCTGCTGCTCATGCCGGGCGTGGAGCTGGTCGTTCCAGTCGCGGTCCTGAATGACCTGGTTGAGGATGCCGGCGAGCTGGTCGCCGATATCGTCGACGTCCTTGACCGTCACCTGCCCTGCGGCCGTCAGCAGGTCCGGCAGCACGTTGGCCAGGGTCGAGTTCAGGTCGCTGACGATGACGGACTGCGGGCCGCCGATGTTGAGCCCGATCTTGCCGAAGGCGTCGTAATTCGCGACCCAGACGAAATAGTTGCCGGCACCGATCACCAGGTTGGCCTTGGTATCCGGACCGTCATAGAGGAAATTGCTCAAGGTCGGGACGAAGCCGGAGGACGTCGATGCCCAAACCAGGGCGCCGGCGTAGTCGGGATCACTGGCGGACCAGGCGACATCCATGGAGCCGACGCCAGGCTGGACACTGATCGTCGGCGCGGCCGGCGAGGCGTTGGCCAGGACGATCGAAGCCGGTGCGGATTCGGTGCCGGTGATCGAGAGCGCGGTGACGTCGATGCGCAGGTTGCGCCGCGGCCCGCCGTCGTTGACGTTGGCCTCGTAGGGATAGGTGTAGGTGGTCGACTGCACGACCTCTTTACGCAGCAGCGCATTGGAAACGCCGTCATAGACCCGGACGACGTTCTTGACCTGGTAGATCACGGCACCCGGCGGGAAGGTGTTGGTCCAGGTCACCGTCGGCGCGCGCGACAGGAAGATGCCGGCGCCGTCGACCGACGCGAGGGCTGAAGGCAGCGGGCCATCGACGGCTTCCCAGCCGGCCACGGTGAATGCCAGGCTGACGGGCGTCGAGGTGGCCCCGGTCAGCGAGCGCGTGACGACGTAGAAGGTCCAGGCGCCCGCGGTCGCGTCGGTAATGTCGAGCGAGGGCTGGGTGACCGAATTGAAGTTGACGAAGCCATGCGGACTGTCGGCCGTGATCAGGTAGTCGGCGACCTGGAAGTCGTTCGGGCCGGTCCAGGACAGGGTCACGCGGGAATGCGAAACGCCGTTCTGGAAGTAGTGGGCCTCGGTGGCATTCAGGTTCGTGACCGCGGCGATGACGTTGCGCGGCCGCACATACGGGATCTTGTCCAGCGCCAGGTTCTGCTCGACGCGGGCATACTTGTTGGGATCGTGGATCAGCGCGGTGATCTTGAAGATGTTCTGGGCATCTTCCTGCACGGCCATGACGCGATACTGGCGCGCGACCATGTTGGCCGATTGGATGATCCAGTCAGCATTGACCACTGGGGGCGCCGAGAAGGCCGAGGCAAGCGTGATGGTGGCGTTGTCGGTTCCGAAGCTCGCGACCGTCTTGGTCTCGAACGAGCCATCCGGCAGCATCGAGCTCAAGGTGTAGGTCTGGCCGGTCTCGGGCTCGAACGGGAAGTCGAGCGTGACGTGGCTGGTATCGGTGACCTCGAGCAGGCGCCCGCCGGCGCGGTAATTGCCGTTCTTGCGCGGGTCGGCCACCATGATGATGTCGCCCGGCTTGACCTGCTGGTTCTCCTTGAGGACGTAGCCGTCCCAGGAGATCGCAAACTGGACCGTCTCGGTCTGGTTGCGCTCGGTGTCGAGGATCCATTTGCCGAAGCGATGGGCCTGCCCGCGCGAGGTGCAGCCCAGCAGCGAGACGTCGGTCTGGCGCCAGCCAAACCGCTCGATCATGTCGTCGTCCTGGATGACCTCGGGCGCGTCGCGGAAGTAGTTGTTGGGATCCTGCCAGGTGACGACGGCAACCGAGTGCCGCGCCTTCATGGCGGTGCCGGAATACTTGAAGTGACCGTCGACCACATTCGCGGGCGAGAACGCGGCGACCGGGTCGGACGGGATGTCGGCCGCACAGAATACCTGACCGAGCGACCAATAGGCCATGCCGCGGAAGGCCGCGGTGATGTTCTGGAGGACGGTGTAGGCCTCTTCACGGTTCTTAATGACGCCGTTGAAGGCGAACCGCGGCTCCAGGATGTCGTTGCCGTTGCTGTCCTTGAAGCCGGACGGCACGAGCTGGTCGCAATACTGGCCGATCTGGTAGAGCGACCATTTGTCGATCAGGGCGGCGTTGACGAATTCGCCGAGCCCGTAGCGGTTGTTGGTGATGAGGTCGTAGAAGATCCAGGCCGGGTTCGAGGTCCAGGCCGCCTTGAACGTGCCGTCCCAGACGCCGCTGTAGGTCTTGGTCAGTGCATTGTAGTTCGACGGGACGTCGATGATCAGGCCGCGCACATGGTAGCCACGGGTGCCGACATTGGTGCCGAACAGGAAGGCGTCGACCGCGAGCGCGATGATCGCGGTGTCGTTGTAGGTGAAGGTGCTCGAGATGACGGGCGAATAGCTCTGCCACCAGGTCTGGTTCTGGAGGAAGTTGGCCTCGATCGGATCCGGATCGGCGGTGATGCGCGAGACGCGGATGTCCCAGGGCGATGCCCGGTTCACAGGCGCCGGGATCACATGAGCCTTGTTGTAGGGCGCCGAGACCTTGCCGTTGACGGTGACGTCGGCCATCGTCTCCCAGCCACCGCCCGCGGCGCGGCGATCGATGCGGTAGTTGACGGACGTGCCGGTGACGTCGCCGGTGTTCTGGTCGGCCAGCAGCAGCGCCGGCAACCGGATGATCACCTGGACGGTCGCAGCATTGGCGTCGTCGATGGTGCGGATGACGGGCGTCGACTGCTTGACCTGGGCCTCGACCGAGAACGGGGTCGAGGTCTGCGGCGGGCCGCCGTCGCTGATCGGCGTCTGGTCGGGCAAGCCCGTGCGCTGGTCCCAGGTGACGCCGACGAAGTTCTTGGTGCCGTCGGTATTCACGAGCGGCGTGTCGTCGAAATAGATCGAGTTGCCGCCGTTCACGAGGCCGACGATCGGGCCCTCGCCGAGCGCCTCGACCAGGTAGACTTTCGTGGACGAGCGCAGGGTATCCGGCGCCTGATCGGAGCTTCCGCCACCGCCGCCCTTTCCGCCGCCACCGCCCGCACCACGGACGACGTGCCGCAACAGATCGTTGGGGTTCACCATCGCGTTCATGAGGAGCCGTTCCAATATGCGGGGTTGTGACCGAAGGCGTTCTCGATCGAGCCGGCGCTGTCGGCATAGACGTCGATATCCTCGACATCCGACCAGGCCTCGATCGGCGTGGAGCCGACCATGCACTCGCCGTAGATCAGCGTGACCGCGTTGCCCTGCTGGCCGGAATTGCCGATGTTGCCGGCGCCGCTGACATTGACCGAGTTCGAAGCGGTGTTGACCGCGGGCTTGGAGAGCAGCGTCGAGGCGCCGGCGAGCGCTAGGCCGAGCCCGACCAGCGCGATGTTGCCGTAAGTCAGGCCGCCGAACAGGCCAGCGCCCGCTGTGCCCGCCGACAGAAGGGGCGTTGCGAGCACGCCACCCGAGAAGAAGATCGCGCCGCCGATGAGAGCTGCGCCGAGCACCAGCTTGGTGGTGCCCTTTGCGGTCTTGCTCATCGCCGCGCCCTTGGCGACCGGGATGATGTGTAGGTCGGCGCCGCCGAGATTGAACTGATTGATCAGGTCGAGATCGAGCTGCATCCCTGCGCGCTTGTCGCCCCGCACGAACTTGTAATAGCCCTGCTCAAGAGCTTGAACGAAGCGCTTGGGGAAAGCACAGTTGAACGCGCGCAGCGCTTCAGCGGCCGTCGCTACGTCGAAGCGGTGGGACTGACCGAACTCCTTGCCGAGTTTGCCGTGCAGGTGAATGGTCCGCATCATTTGGACGGTCCCTCGTATCGGACCCACATCTCGGCGACGCGCGCCCACATGCCCGCCGGCTTGCGCATGGAGAGGTGGTTGGTGAAATGGTGGAGCACCTGGTCGCGCTCGACGATCAGGGCGGCGTGGTTGAGGCGCTTGTTGGGGTTGGTGCGAACGTCGCCGAGCGCGCACAGGAAGCCGTCGCCCTCGCGCGCCTCGGAGCGGCTGATCACTTTGAAGCCGACCGGCGCCAGGTGGGCGACGTAGAGATCGTCCTCGCCTTCCCACCAATTATCGGCGCGCGCGACTTCGGGCAGCTCGATCGGGTCATGCGGCCAGGAGATGCCCTGGGCCTTCATGCCGTCGCGGCCGAGCCGGTAGACGTCGCGGACCAGGCTGTAGCAATCGAAGATGCCGTGAATGAACGGGCGACCGACCACAGGGGCGATCGGCAGATTGCCGCCCCAGGCGACCGTCTTGTAGATGCCGTTCTCGTTGAGCACGATGATGCCCCAGGGAACGCCGGTCGCGATCTGCTGGCTCATGTCCAGCTCAGACGGCACCATCGGCCCGTAGGGGTGGGAATGAATGATGGCTTGCAGCGTGCCGCTGGCGACCGCCTGGTCGTAGCGATCGTCCTGGATCTCGAATTCCTTGGTCGGATCGTCGTGCCGGTTCTCGCAGGCGACGTAGGCGCCGGCAGCGATGAAGCCGCAGCTCTCTTTCGGGAACTCGGCGATCGCATGCGCCTTGGCGTCCGCAATAGCTTGCGCGCCGAAGAACGTCAGAACGGTCTGTTCGTAGGCCTCGATCATGACGTCGGCACCCGTCCGATGCCGGGGAAGGCACCCATCGGCAGTGCCGTGTTGTCGCCGAAGCGCAGCTTGCAGTCGGACAGCTTGCGGCCGCACTTGTCGTTGGCCGGCGTCGTGGCGTCACCGACCGTCGTGAAGCTGGGCGTTGCCGTGTAGGGGCACGGGAAGATGGTCGGGTAGACGAAGCCGTCGGTGGCCGCGGCCGGGTTGGTCGGGTCGTAGCGGCGATAGCGGCGCGTGCAGACGTCACGAATGAACTGCCGACCGGGCAGCAGCTTGCCCTCCTGGTCGATCGCGGCCGAGAGCTCCCATTCGATGTAGATCGGGTTCTCGTCGCTCTTGCGCTCAATGCGGAAGACGTCGGGGCCCATATAGGCGGTCGGATCGGCCTCGGGCTGACCATCCAGGAAGCGACGGAAGGTGCGAACGCGGCGCATCTCGCAGCCGGCCAGATCGCCATAGGTGTTGACCAAGGACTGAATGAGCAGGTCCGAGTTTGCGATCTGCATCTTCGGGGTCGGCAGCACGCCGCCGGCATTCACCTCGAAGCCATCGAGCACGATGTCGATCGCGCGGTAGAGCTGGCCACCGAACGTGACCCCTGCCCCGGTATCCTCGCTGGCCTGGACAAAATAATAGATCGCAGCGCCGGCCGCCGTCGCATCGAGCCGATAGAGCGCGACGGGAGCGGACAGCGAGAGCTTTTGGCTTTCTTGGGTGAGTGCGGTCATTGGCCCTGTATATAAGTCAGGAGTGACTTACAAATCAAGTCATGGATTGGTCATCACTAGGAGTAATCCTGTGGGCGTCCCGCTGCTGCCGCCCGACGGCGGCGTGACAGCAGGCGGATCGTAGATGAAGCTCTCCCGGAAGGTCGCCGTGATCGTGTTCGGGGTATCCCAGAGCCGCGAGAATTCCTTGCAGGTCCATTTGCGCACGACCCCGTCGCGCAGCGCGTAGTAGAACGGGATCGAGCCCTTGTGCGCTTTGAGAAAGCTGTAGATCGCATCGGCCTGGTCCTCGAGCAGAACAGCCCAGTTGAGCGACGCAACCTCGCGCACGTTCTGCACGCCGTCGGGAGAGCCCTGCGTATAGCCATCGCCAAAGCTGGCCTCGAGGGTCTTGATCTCGGGGCTCATCTTGGTGCCCGGCGACTGCGGGACCGGAGGGGTGAAGGTGTCGAACGGCATGGCTTACTTCCCTGACATAGCGCGAATGGTGCCGCCGGGCCGCATCTGGGTCCGGAGCTCCTGCCCAACCATCTGCGAGGCCGCGGCCCGGACCTGGCCCGCGATCTGTTCGGCGAGGTCGCGGTTCTGCGTCGGCGAGCCGTCGGAGGCGCCGTGGACGTTGATGTCGCCCATGGCGAAGTTGCCGCCCTTGCCGCCGTATTGACGGGCCAGGTTCTGAGGCCAGTCGACCTGCTCGCCCCGCTTGGCGATGATCGGGATCTCGTCGCCGCCCAGCGTCATGCCGCCGGTGCCGGTGTGCCAGCGGTTCGCGCCGGCGAATAGGTTCATGTTGACCCGGCCTGACGGCATCGCGGATCCAGCGACGCCGCCGGTGTGGTGATAGGCGACGAAGGACTGGCCACCGACGTCCATGGTGCCGGCAACGCCGCCGCCACCACCGAACAGGCTCGTGCCACCCAGAAGACTGCTGAACAGCTTGCTCTCGGCCGCCTTCATGGACATCGTCAGGATGTCTTTTTCGATCGACAGGGCGAGCGAGCGGAAGCTGACGCGGCCGTGCATGACCATGTCGGCGAGCTTGTCGTTGAAGCCGTTCATCCAGCCGGTCGCGGCCTGCTCGAGGTTGTGGCCGTAATCTCCCCACTGCTTGATCATGCCGCCGAGCGGTGTCAGATCGAACTGCTGCCGCATCAGGAGCTGCTTGCGGCGGGTCACCTCTTCTTCCTTCTGCGCCCGCTCCTCACCGGTCGAGGTGTCGTGCGCAAGTAGATCGTCCAGCCGCTTGAGTTCGGTCTGGTAGGCATCCTCGCGCGCCTGGTCGGTGGTCATCAGGCTGCGCTTGATGCCCTCGTATTTCTGGTTCTCGGAGTCGAGCGTGGTCGTGACCTCGAGGTTCTTCTTCTTTTCCAGGGTCTGCTGGAGAGCTGCAATGTCGCGGTCGTTGGCCGCCTTGTTCTGCGGGTTCGCGTCGCTATCGGCCATGAAGGCGCCGATGTCCTTCGAGGTCTTCTTCTCGGCGGTGTAGTAGCCGTCGGAGAGCTTGAACTTGTTGCCGCTCTGAAGACGCTTCAGTGCTTCGGCGCTCTTGTCGTCCAGCGCGTCGCTGTCTGCCGGCATGGCCTCGCGGATCTGCTTAAGCCGTTCGTTGCGCTTCTTGGCCTCGGCGGCCTCGCGCAGCGACGCGTCACCCTGGTCGGCGCTCTTGAATGCATCGGCGTAGGCCGACGAGGTCGGGTCGAGGTTGTCCGGCAACGCCTTGCCGGCGCGGATCATCTTGGTCAGGCTGTTGCGAAACTTGCTGCTGCCGTCCTCGTTCTCCTTGGCCGCATCAACCGCTTCTTTCATGTCACGGTTGAACTTGGCCATGTCCTTGATGCCCTTGACCAGCTTGGTCTGGTCCTCGATCATCTTGGTCTGATCGATTGAGGCACGCTGCTCGTCGGTGGTCGCGAGCGCGCGCGCCTGCTCGAAGCTCGAGCTGCCAGGACGCGCCGTCGTGCCGGCTCCGCCCATGCGGGTCTCTGCCCAAGCCTGCATGCCGCCCGCAGTGCCGGCGCGGCTGAACACCTCGGGGTTGCTCTTGCGCGCGGCATCGAGCCCCTTGATCTGGTCGAGGGGCGTTGAAGGATCGGCACGAAGCACCGACATGGCGCCACCCGCGCCCAGGAAATGCGCCATATAGGTGTTGGCGTCGTTGGCCTGAAAACCGTTCTTCGTCAGCGTCGCGGCGTTCTTGTTGCCATACCAGTTGGTCGCATCTGTGGCGTAGCCCGGATCGGTCTTGAGACGACGCAGCATATCGATGCCAAGACCAGCCTCGCCCGGATGTTTCTCCTTGATATATTCCATCCAGGTTTCGTCGGTGAACTGACCGAGGCCGGCTGCCGAGGAACGGTTGTTCGTCGCGTTGGGATTGCCGTTACTCTCCGCGCGGATGACCTTGGAGGCATAGTTGCCGCTCATCTCGGTGCCGCCGGACGTTCCCGCTCCACCCTGCGGCACCACGCCGGCCGCATTGTCGCGCACCGCCCGCCAGGAATTCGCGAGCGTCTGCACGGCGCCAGCCGTGGTGGTGATTTTGTCGGCCATGCCCTGACCGATCGCGGTGTTCATCGCCGTGCCGGCTTCTTCAGCTCCGGTCTTGACGTCACCGAACAGCCGCGCGATCGCGCTCTTGCCCGAATAGAAACCGGCCGAGCCCTTGGCCGCGATGCTGTCGAAGACGCTCTTTTTGCCGTCGTTGAGCTCCTTCAGATAATCCTCGCGCACGGACTGATTTGCCGAAGCCAGGTCGCTGTCAAAGGCCTTCAGGCCGTTGAGCGCTTCTGTGACCTTGTCGGCCTCCTTCTGCGTCGCCTTGAGATCCTCGATCAGGGCCTTCAGCTTGGGATTGTCGAGCGTGTAGACGTTGTTCGACTTGGCGATGGCCTCCTCGATCATGTAGGCCATGCGCGCGTATTCACCGGAGAGACCTGCGATCTCGGCCCGCTGCGCAGCGATGTCAGCCTTGGAGGTGTCGAGCTTGGATTTCGCCCGTTCCATCAGCTTGTCGAGGTCGACGTCCTTCTTATTCTCCTGCGGGCCGCGCGGCGCGTTCTGGAGCTCAGTGATACGCTTCTGCCTGTCGGCCATGATCGCAAGCAGGGACTGGCCAGCCTTTTCCGCCCCCGCGATCGCGCTCTTGTCACCCTCGCCGGCAGCCGCCAGGATATTGTCGTAGCTATCCTTCGCCGCCTGGAACTCGAGCTTGTATTGGGAGAGCTGTAGGTTCAGCGATTCGTCCGAAAAGCGCTGCTTCTCTGCCGACGTATCCTTGTTGGACGTCTTCAGCTCCTGCATCGTCTTGTCGTGCGCCTGGGAGGCCGCGATGAACTCCTTGTCGTAGCCAGCTTTCGCCCGAGCGATGCGCTCGTCGATCATGCGCTGCTGTTCCTGGGCAAACCGGGTGCCGCGCTGCTGCTCGAACTTCATGTTTTCTTCGATCAGCTTCCGGCCTGCCTCGTCGGCGGTGGTCTTGCTGTCGGCGACGTTCTTGTCGGTCACGCCGTAGGCGGAGGCTGCGAACGAATCTTCCACGCCGAAGGAGCCGCGCGAGCCGTCGGTCTGCGCCTTCTTCAGCGCTTCCATAGCCTGGGCTTGGGCCTGGAGCGTTTCGACGTGCTTGGTCGCGAGCTTGATCTGCTCCTCGGTCTGCGCGCCGAACTTGACCATGGTGTCATAGGCCTCTTGGGCCGCGCGCGATTCCTTGGTCAGAGCTTCGTAGACGAAATAGAGCGCCGCACCCATCGCGGTCAGCGGCAGCGCGAATTCTGCCACGAACGCAAACATGGTGCCGAGCACCGGGAGAATGCCGCGGATGGCCGCACCAGTGCCGGTGATGGTGGTGGTCAGCGCCGTCCAGGAGCCGCGCATCAGCTCCGCACGGCTGGCCCAGACGCCGGCCGCGTTCGAGATCGTGCCGGTTGCCTGGGCGAACTGCCCCACGGCGCCGAGATTGCCGAAGCCGCTGCCGAAGCCGGCAAAGCCCGCGCGCGTCGCGTCACGAAGGTTCGCCACGTCGACCCGGAACTTGGAGAGCTCCTGGCGCATACCCTTGATGGTTTCACCGAAACCATAGGCAAGTTGGGCCACCTTGGAGGCGCCGAACGCCGTCGCAAGCACCGTGCCGACGGTGATGAGCTCGTCCTTGAACCTGATCGTGGTCTGAATGGCGGTGCCGACGCCGTTGATGAAGGACGCGGCCCACTGGCCGGCGCTGCGCGCGAATTCCTCGAAGCGCTTGCCGCCGAGCGCATCGTTAAGCTCGCGCAGCTTGTCCTTGATTGCTCCGAAGAAGCCGCTGTCGCCGGCCTGGAGCGCCAGGTTCTGAAACAACGTCGTGGTCTTGGAGACCATGCCGTTGAAGGTGTTCATCTGGTTGGCTGCCGCGCCGCCGAAGGTGCGGTCGAGCTCCATGGTGAATGCAGCCAGCGATGACTTGGCGTCGAGCGTGCCCTTGGACACCGTCTGGATCAGTTCGGCCGTGGAGATGCCCATCGAGCGGGCCATGAGTTCGACCGCGCGCGGCATGGCTTCGCCGAGCTGCTGCCGCAACTCTTCCATCTGAATGACGCCCTTACCGGCCATCTGCTGGATCGCGATCGAGGCGCGGTGCAGCACCTCGTCATTGCCGCCGAAGGCCGCGACGCCGTCGACCAGACCCTTGAGCGCGCCGGCCATCGGATCGATGCCGGTCGACTTCAGCTTCACGAAGGTATCAGTGAGGGCCTTGAGCGAGAACGGGGCGTCCTTGGCGAAGTCGCGCAGATACATGACCTGCTGGGCCGCCTCCTTCATCGGATCGGCCGCCTTGGACATGCCGGCGAGCAGGAACTTCAGGCGCTCCATCTCGGCGTTGACCTTGACGATCGAGCCGACCCAGCCCTCGGTGACGCTGTGGATGGCGCCAAGGGCCATCGTGGCGAGGCCCGCGGTGACTGCGACATCGCGCAGCGTGCCGGTGAAGGTGGTTGCCTTGTCGTTGAGACGCTCGATCGAGACGACGCCCTGCCCGACGTTGCGCCGGAATTGCTCCACGGTTTCGCCCGCATGGATCATGCGGGAGGTGAATTGACCGTCTTCAAGTTCCAGTTCAACCCGGATAGGCATTGTTCGTCAAATCTCCGATAGAATCGAGCGCGTGCAGCGCTGTGCGATCGATCGCAGTCGGTTTCGCTTCCTCGAATTCGATGATTGTGCCCACCTGCTTGCGCAGGTCCGTCATCAAGTCCTCCACCCCTTCCGAGGATTGAGACTGGATATGGACCATGGCCTGGCGCTGATCGCGCTCGGCCGAGATCCGGTCAATGTTGCGGTGGAGCATCCAAAAGGTCTGCATGGCGAGCCCGCGGACCTCTCTGACGCTCAACCCGTAGAATGCGACGACGCGACAGAAGGCGAACCCCCAGTCAAAAGCCTTGGCTACGCCGCCGCCATCGGAGGGTTTCCCTGGGCCTCCGTCGCTACCTCCTCCTCACCGGAGTTGGAGCGAGCAAAGGTCAAAAGCTGATTGAGCTGCTGCATGGTGAGCCTGCCGAAGCGGCCCTTTTCGACGCTCGGGAATACCTGCTCGAGCATCTCCACGATCATGTTCTTCTCTTTCTCGGTGTCGAGCGCGCCGGTGCCGAGCTTCTCCATCGTCTTCATGTTCTTGACGAAGTTGTCGACGGTGACGGGGACGAGCGCATGCTCCTTGCCGTCAAGCTTCAGCACGACGTCCTTTTCGGGGACGATCGCATCGAGATCGAGGACTACGCGGTTCGGGTTGGCCATGAGATCCTGCTGGCAAAAGAAAACTGGCGGAGCTCGTTGCCCCGCCAGTCACTTTTGCTTCAATCAAGCAGATAAGTCAACACTGACTTATCTATTAGGTCGCAGAACCGTCGCCGACGTAGAACAGGCGCTTGGTCACGCTGTCCGGGTAGGCGTTGAAGTCGACGGGGAACAGGCGCTCCTGGTCGACCTTGAACGAGAACTGCATCGCGCCGGGGGTGTTGGCCAGCGGCATGACGAAGTCGTCCGAGTGGTCCTCGTCGTCGTTCGCGATCGGATGCAGAACCAGCATCTTCGCGGTCGACAGCAGCGAGATGCCGATGCCGTTCGGGACGTCGACGCGGATCTTGGTCGCAGCTACGCCACCGGTCAGGGTCGCGCCGGAGACGGTGCAGTTCGCGCCGGTCACGAAGGTCTTGGCCAGCGTGTAGGCGTTGGACCAGACACCGACGGTGTCGGCGGTCAGCGTGACGACGCCGGCTGCGGCGGAGGCCGACAGGTTCACGACGCGATCGTCGATCGAGGCGTTGATTGCGGCCGCGAGCGAGGAAGCGCAGATCGCAATGGTTGCGCCGATCGCCATGTCGCTACCGGTCACGGGCAGCGTCTTGAACGTAAAGTCCTTGCCGTTGACGGTGACCTTGTCGCCGTCGACCGGGGGAGCAGTCACGAACGTAACAGTGCCGGTGCCCTTGGTGCCGCCGGTCTGGACCTTGGTCGCACCGGGCATGATCGCGACCAGGTTGTCCAGGGTCGTTTCCGCCAGCGGAACCTTGGCCGAGCAGGTGCGGCCCATGATGTATTCGTTGATCTCGGACTGACCGAACTGGTCGACCATGACCTTCTTCGTCTGGGTGGCAACCGTGACTTCGACGCCGCCCTGGGTATAGCCCAGGTCAACGCCGCCGAAGATCACCGAGCACACGCCCAGCTTAACGTTTTGGGTATTCGACGGCATAGATCCGATCCCTTTGCAAATGACCGCAGAAACTGATGGGCTCTATTCTACGGTCATTTTGTTTCGCATACAAGTCAGAATTGACTTATATATTACGCCGCGAGTTGCTCGAGGCCCTTCTCGAACAACTGGGCCTCGACTTCACGCCGCTTGACCAGGCCATTGCTCCAGAGCCGCTTCATCTGGCGCAGCAAATGCGGCACCTGGTCGGGGTGGCCGGCCGCGATCGCGTCGCGGATCTGGCGCATCTCGAGCCGGCGGTTCGAGCCGGGCGCGTCAATAAGCTGAGTGCCACGATTGAAGCAGAGCGAGACCAGCGCGCCCTCGCAATAGGGGCCGAGCTTTTCCAGGCCCGGATAGGTCTTGTTGGTCTTGGCGACCCAGTTCGGGAGCTCGACCTGCTCGAATTCGGCCAGCGCGGCATCCCAGGGCACGACGACCGAGGAGAGCACGCCGGAGCGAACCAGCGTGTGGGCGCGCTCGCCCTTGACGCCGACAGCCTGGTGCAGCACCGCGATCATCGCGGCCGGCAGATACGGGCCCCAATCGTGCTCGAGGTCGGCATGCGTGGTGTAGCCGAGGTCGACGCCGATGCCGATGGTGGCGCCGGAATCGCCCGTCGGCCAGGTCGGCTTCTGGTATTTGGCCTTGTAGAACGGAGCGGAGGTGACCTCCTGCTCGATGATCATATTTTCGGCGTCAAGACAGATGAGTTCGGAGGGCATCGGCGTTCCTTATCGGGGTTCAACATAGGAGGTGACGAAGTTGAGGGACCACTCCAGGACGTTCGCCGGCGTCCAGGGGTAAACGATCGGCAATTGGTCGAGGTAGATGTAGTTGACCTGCATCACGAGCTTGCCGTCGGTGCCGTTGAAGAGGCGCTTGCCCATCTCGAGGGCCTTGGCGACTGCATCGGCCTTGGTCTTTCCCTCGGCATGCGCTTCCGCGCGCACGATCGCCTGCAGACGACCGCGGTAGTAGCCAGGCAGACCGGGATCAATCTTGGTGCCGGCGAGCGGGTCTTTCAGCAGAATGCCCTGCTTGACCTCGGCGGGCATGGCATAGACGTAGATGTCTTCTCCGATGGTGCCGAGGCCGGCGTCCTGGAGGATCTGAGCGAGGATTTCGAGCTTCATTTCAGCACCGCTAGTTCGCGAATGATGGCCGCGCTCATTTGCGCGATGATCTTGGGCATCTGGTCGTCCACGGCGCGCTCGAGGAACTTCTCGCCGACATACCGTCCGGGATTGGCCGCGCGCTTGGCGAGCGTGCCGGGGCCAGGGCCGCCTTGACTGCCATCCTTCCGGACCGCGCGCAGCATGCCCTCGTAATTCTCGTGGACCATCATCGCATAGCGATCGACATCGACGCCGCGCACCTCGCCGCCCACCACGATCTCGACGCGCATTCGACCGCGATCCTCGTAGGACTTCTCCTTATGGATGGCATCCTCGAGGTTATGCTTGTCGACCGGAGCGTTGAGCTGTGCCTCCTTGACGATCTTGTCGGCGCCGCGGTCCATGATCTTGCGGCCC